ATAGACAGTGGTATTACAGTAGGTGTATCATCAAGAGGAATGGGTTCATTAGAACAAAAAGGTGACATAATGGAAGTACAAGATGACTTTGAGTTATTATGTTGGGACTTTGTCTCTACACCTTCTAACCCAGGTTCATACATGACATTAAAAGAAGGAAAAGAAAATATTATAAACTCATATGCAAAAGCAAATAGTATAGTAACAGAAATACTATGTGCAAATGGAAACTGCCCAATATTTTAATTGTGGAAATATTTGGCTTTTAGGTTTTTCTTTATTATATTTATAAAAAATAAAAAAATGAAAGATTTTAATTTAAAAAAATATTTAGCTAATAACAAGCTATTAGAACAATTATCTCCAGAAGAAAAAGCTATGGAGATAGAAAAGGCAAGAGTAAATAAAACAATTAAAGCCTTTGATGATGAAAATTATGACTATAGATATAAATTATATGATATTAATGATCATGAGGGTGAAATTTTTGTAGTATATAATACTCAATCTGATTATGAAAGTGAAGGTAAGGATTTGTTAAAAGATTTATTAAGCAATTTTCAATTTCCTGTTTACGTACATTACACAGTTAGAGATGATTATAGATCAAATAATCATGATATCTATTCTAAAAAAGGTTATGAATTAGCCTAATCTGGCGACTTTTAAGAATCTTCATATATTTATATTTGAATATGCTATCCCTTCGGACATATAGCATGAACAAAAAATAAAATCTATTACGTTTCCAAATAAACGTACTTTCCCAACAATAAAATAAATTTAGGAATAATGGCAAAAAGAGACATTCTCAAAGAAGCTATTGCTGATGCCAAAGCCGTTAAAGAAACAGCTATCGCAAATGCAAAAGCAGCTCTAGAAGAAGCTTTTACACCTCAACTAAAATCTATGCTAGCTGCAAAGTTAGAAGAAATGGAATTAGAAGAAGAAATGTCTTCATCACCTCGAGAAGAAGATGGTACTAGACCACCAAGAGAGGAAGATGGAACAGAATCCAAAAAGAAAATGGAAGAATCTGATGAAATTGAAGAAGAAATGGATAAAAAAGAGGTAGAAGAAGAACTTGATCTAGACGAAATATTAAAAGAAATCGAAGGTGAATTAAATGAGGAAGAATCAGTTAATGAAGAAGAAATAGTTACTGAAGATGAATCTGAAGCTGAACGTGCCGATGTAGACAAATTTGAATTTGAAAAAGGCAAAGAAGAAGGCGAAGAAGATGAAAAAGAAGAACTAGATCTTGAAGATATGACTGATGAAGACCTTAAAGGGTTTATCGAAGATGTTATAGCCGATATGGTTGCTGCAGGTGAATTAGAAGCTGGTGAAGACTCAGATGTTGAAGTTGAAACTGAAGAAACAGAAGAAACAGAAGAAACTGAAGAAACTGAAGAAATTGAACTAGACGAAGAAATCACTGAAGAAAAAGAAGAAGAAGAAGTTACAGAAGAAGCAATGGATAACAATTCAATCGCTGAAGTTTACAAAGAAAAGTACGCTAAAGAATTAGAAGAAGCAAATGCTAAAATTAAAACTTTAGAAGAAAGTATTAAAGTAAAAGATATAGCGCTAAATGAAGTTAACCTGTTAAATGCTAAATTGTTATATACTAATAAAATCTTTAAAGCAAAAAGCTTAACAGAAAATGAAAAAGTTAAAGTATTAGGAGCATTTGATAAAGCTACTACAGTAAAAGAAACTAAATTAGTATTTGAAACTTTAAACGAAGGTTTAAAGAGAAAGAAAAATACTATTAAAGAATCTTTAGGTTCTGCTTCAAAAGCAACAGGCAACTTTAAAAACACTAAAAACCCAATTGTTGAAACTGACCCAATGGTGGCTAGATTCAAGAAATTGGCAGGTTTAAAATAAATTATAAATTAAAAACTAAATAAAATGAGTCAATTAAATTCTCTATTAGAAAGCTCTGCGCAAGGTTGGAAAAACATGCAGAGTGACGCAGCTAGACTAGCGTCAAAATGGGAAAAAACAGGACTTTTAGAAGGAATGGACAGTGAAATTCACAAGAATAACATGTCATTAATTCTAGAAAACCAGGCTAAGCAATTAGTTGTTGAGCAATCTCAAACTGACCAGGGTGGTTTCGCTGCTGCTGGTGGTGCAGGTGCTCAATGGGCAGGTGTTGCTTTACCAATGGTAAGAAAAGTATTTGGTCAGATTGCAGCAAAAGAATTTGTTAGCGTTCAACCAATGAACTTACCTTCAGGTCTTGTATTTTTCTTAGATTTCCAATATGGTCAAGAAAAAGAAACTAACTTTGGTGGACCAGATGCTGTATATACAAGCCCAGCTTCTATGTATGGTAATACTAACCCAGGTGCTAATCAAAACCCATCTGATGGTTTATATGGTGCTGGTAGATTTGGATATTCAATTAACCAATTCTCAGCTTCATCTACAGCTACAATGAGTGTTACTTCATGGGAATCTGTACATTATGCAGCTGAATTATCAGCTTCTATTGCTGCAGGTGATGTTTATGCTACTGTATCTTTCCCAGCTGGTGATTTACCAAGAGCTGACAAGAATGGTGTTAGAGCCTTTACAATCGAAGGTGTTGAAGATGACGTACTTCCACAATATACTGAATATGATGCAGGTGCAGATGAAATCTACATGGTAGTAAATTCTGGTTCTGTAGCTGATGGTACTATTGAAGTATTATATAACCAACAACCAACTCCAGATCACAGAGGTGATTTCGAAGATGCTGAAGGTGCAGGTTATCCAAATGAACAATCTGCTACTACATTAGCAATCCCATCTATCGATGTGAAAATGAAATCTGAGCCAATTGTTGCTAAAACTAGAAAGTTAAAAGCACAATGGACTCCTGAATTCGCTCAAGATTTAAATGCTTACCAAGCACTAGATGCTGAAGCAGAATTAACTTCTATCATGAGTGAGTACATTTCAATGGAAATTGATTTAGAAATTTTAGATATGTTGATCCAAGATGCATCAGCTGCTGATGAGTACTGGAATGCTAAAAACAATTCAGGACTTAACGCTGATAAATCAGCTTGGTCAGAAGATTTAAATTTCTTCAATTCTCAAGGACAATGGTTCCAAACATTAGGAACTAAAATGCAAAAAGTATCAAACAAAATTCACCAGAAAACTCTTAGAGGTGGTGCTAATTTCTGTGTGATATCTCCATCTGTAGCTACTATCATTGAATCAATCCCAGGATTTGCTTCAAACAGTGATGGTGATGCTTCAAAAGGAAAATTTGCATTCGGTATCCAGAAAATGGGTCAAATGAACAGCAGATATGATGTTTATAAAAACCCATACATGACTGAAGGTACAATCCTTATGGGATATAGAGGTAATCAGTTCCTAGAAACAGGTGCTGTATTTGCTCCATATATTCCGTTGATTATGACTCCATTAGTATATGATCCAGACACTTTCACACCAAGAAAAGGTCTATTAACGAGATATGCTAAGAAGATGATCAGACCAGAATTCTATGGTAGAGTATTTGTTAGCGGATTAAACTTCGTATAATAAAATAACAACATAATTTTCAAAAAATTAGACCTGGCTTTTTAGTCAGGTCTTTTTTTATTCTAATTATTTTTTTTCATATTTATAACTAAAAGTATATGGCGGCTGGAAAATATGATTTTACAATAGAACAAGGAGCTACTGTTGATTTTGCTATTCAGTATAAAGACTCAGGCTCCACTCCAATAGATTTAACAGGATATCAAGCTAGAATGCAATTTAGACCTACTTTTGCTTCTGATGTTATTTATTTGACTTTATCTTCAAGTTTAGGACCTTGTGGTACTGGTTTGAATTTTAGTGGATCCGGGGGTTTAGACGCTGATTTACCACCTACATCAGGCTCTATTGGTATTTACTTAACAGCTGTTTCTTCATCTCAATTAACATTTGATGCTGCTTTATATGATTTAGAAATAGCAACAGGTAGTGGTGATTGTGCCACAGTAACAAGACTTTTAGAAGGAGTAGTAAAGTTATCTAAAAATATAACATTAGGAAGTTTTTAATAAATCTTTTCAATGAGTGATCTAAATGTAAATCCAAACAGTCCAAATCAAGTTACTGTTCAGAACGCAGATAATATAATTACTGTCAATGATGACTCTAAACATACTAGTGTTGATATAACACAACAAACCACTGAAATAGTTGATATTATTACACAGGGCCCACAGGGCTCTCCAGGACCTCCAGGACCTCCAGGACCTCCAGGACCAGGCAATACCCCAACAGGTTCACTATTAACAACAGCATCAGCTGATTTAAATACTTTAACATTTACAAAAGGAGATGGTAGCACTTTTGATATAACTGTAGACACAGGATCAGGAGGAGGAAGTAGTATATTTAAACAGACAGGTTCTTATTACGCTACTACAAATGATTTACAAGTCACAGGATCATTTAATGTTGGCAATAATACAATTGGAAAAATTTTAGAGGTTAGTGGAAGTATAGCCGACTTTTCAGTAATTACTAAGGGAGATTATGCATTAACTATTGGTCAAGGAGCCACTCAAGATATTCAGATAGGGGGCCCAGGTGACTTAAATATTTATAATACTTCTTCTTTTAAAAATGATGTTAAAATAACTGGATCTTTACATCTTAGGGGACCTCTCACAGCATCTATTATAAGCGCAAGTGAGGGCATAACTGGTTCATTACTAGGCACAGCCACTTCAGCATCTTATGTTGAAAATGCTCAATCAAGTTCTTTTTCAACAACCTCTTCATATGCTAATAGTTCTTTAAGTGCTTCATATGCTTTATCATCTTCATATGCTATATCAGCCTCATTTGAAATAATTAAAGAAATAACCTCTTCTTACGCTGAAACAGCTTCTTATGTTGAAAATGCCCAATCAGCTTCTTATGTTGAAAATGCCCAATCAGCTTCTTATGTTGAAAATGCAATTTCAAGTTCATATGCTTTAACAGCTTCGTATGCTGAAAATGGTGGTGGTGGATCAGGTATATTTGAGCAAACCGGTTCTTATTATGCTACTACAAACGATTTACAAATAACAGGTTCATTAATAGTATCGGGGTCAACACCAATTCCAATTAGTGCTAGTGGTCAATCTATTAATATAGGAAAACCTTCAGATGGAGGATACACAGATGGTTTTTTTGATACATTTACAAGTGCTACTTCATTAGCAAATGCTATAGATGAAATTAGTGAAGCATTTTTAGATTTAGCCCCTCCTAAAGCCGGAACATTAACAGGAAAAAATTTATTATTAAGTGGTGTCCCTCAATATAGTGGGTTACTAGCTTATGGATTAACTTCAGATCATTGGTATCAAAATGGTTATACAGCAGGACAATCAGCCCCATTTATTAAAGCTGGAAATTTTGATTTAGAGACTCCAGATGAAACAACAATATTTAGAGGTGGTAAAAATAGTGATAGAGTAGCTGGAACATTAGAAGGAGGAGTTACAGCTAGTGTCAAATTTAGAAATATATCTCCAGTCTTAACAAATCGTCCTTTAACAGGTGGTACTGGATTAACATCCCCAATTAATATAACATCAATAGCCCAATATGAAACTTTTTGGGTTAAAGTAAATGCTCAAATAGAACAAAATTTAAATTCAAATAATACAGGATCATATCAATATAAGATTTTAGCTGATAATGGGGCAGGAGAAACTAATGATAAAAACTTATTTTGGGTAGGTGATACAACTCACTATCCTAACCAAACTGTAACACCAGGTACAGTTACAGAAGCATCTACTACATTTAATTATTTAAGTGGAATACAATATTTAAAAACAGCTATATTTACAATACCGGGTGTAGCGAATAACATGTTTAATCCTGTTTATCAAATAAGCAATGTTGCTTGGGCTTCTAGTTATTTTAGTAATTCATCAGGAGGTACAACAGGTGGAGATACACCACAATTTAATGATACTTTAAACTTTACAAAAGATTTAAATTTAACAGCTAATATAAATTCAGGACAATCTTTACCAACAGCTACTTTAACAGTATCTAAACCAGGTAAAAGTAATGTTGTATCGCCCTCATTTAATATATCAACATATAAAATTAACTCATATGTTTCAGCACAGTCTACAAATACTGTAGAAAAATTCTTAGATGAAGATAAAAGAGATACAGGATTTACTCAAGTTGCTTGGACACCAAGTGCAACATTAACAAATACAAATTTACAGGTTCAAAATGGTAGATTAGTAACAGGTAATACTGGTGACTATAGTGGTTTTACAGGGGCACAATATTTTTATAGAACATTTGCTGGATATAGTAATGGTCAAGCAGGTGGAAGTTTTGACTTTGATAATGGTTCTAATGTATTTAGTTCAATTAGTGCTTGGGGATCAGGTGGTGATTTAGAAATGATTATAGTAAGACCTGAAGATATTACAACAGGAGTTCCTTCTAAGATATATGATTTTGGTAGAGCTCAACAAAATACTATAGCAGCTAGTGGAGTAGTAGTACCTGGAGGTACAGCTGATGCTTATGGTATTAAAATAGGTACTGTAGGTCCTTTAGCTGGAAGTTGGTCATTTGGTACTAACACTATTATAGGAGCATCAGGACAACTAATACTATTAGTTAAATATAGTGATGCAAATGAAACAAAACAATTAAACCAATTAAGTATAACAACATAAAATATTTATAATAAAAACCAATTATGGCCCTATCAGATAATACTAAAATAGATAAGTCGTTTAGAGCCCTCATAAATAAGGAATTTACAACAACTTCAAAGAAATTCTTTGAAGAATTTGGAGCAAATACCATTAATATGAGTATGGGAGAAGTTTGGTCTAGTACTATTTCTTCAACACCTGCTACAGCAGTAGTAGATGGTGTAGCCGAGTTATATACTGAATTTACTTTATCACCTTTAGTTGGGTTTACAAACTCTGTATTTTATTTTGCTAGTGGATCTGGCTTCACACCAGGTACAACTATTAATAGAGGTACTATAGATGAAAATTTACTTCAAAGAAATTTTATAAGTGATAAATACGGAAGTGCATATACAGCAATTCTAAAAGATGCTAATGGCACTCAAGTATTCCCTACAGATAATATTGATTGGATATTTGATTATCAAACAGGAATATTATCAATTCAAGACCCAGGAGGAGGTTATACAACTCCATATAAATTAACAGTATATCAATATGTTGGTAATTTTGGAGGTGGGTCAGGTAATCCTGATACCCCAAATGACTCAATACAATTTAATAATGCTGGAAGCTTTGGGGGTAGTGCTAGATTAACATTTAAAGAACCATCAGGTTTAACTCAATTAAGTGGTAGTTTACAAATAACAGGTTCATCTACATCTGATTTCTTCTTAGTAAAAAGTGCTAGTTTAGAATCATTTAAAATCAATAATGATGGTATTGTTGTGTTAGGTGATTTTTTATCAACACCAACAGTTCAAAATGGAGGAATAATGTATTCCTCATCAAATTTATGGGTAGGATCATAATAGAAAAAAAAATTAACATATTTATAACAAAATATTAAAATCAAACAAAAATGGCAAATTGGAAAAAAGTTCTCGTCTCAGGAAGTCAAATTGAGGTTGCAGGTATAACAGGATCAAATATTGGAACCGCTCCAGGTACAGTAGGAACATCTAAAGTATTAATTCAAGGTTCAGATGGAGAATTCTATGTAACAGGTTCAGGAGCCATTGGTGGTGGTGGTACAACAACAGCAACATTAACAAGAGGTAATGGTTTAAGTGGTGCTAACTTTGATGGAAGTGTAGGTACTACATTTGCCGTCTCAGCATCAGGTACAACATTGGATGTTAGTGCTAATGGTGTTAAAGTAAAAGATTTAGGTATTGACACTGCTCAATTAGCAGCTGATGCTGTAACAACAGTTAAAATTACTGATTTAAATGTTACTCATGATAAATTAGCATTAAATGCAGTTGAAACAGATAATATTAAAGATGAAGCTGTAACAACAGCTAAAATTGACACTAGTCTTGGTACACTTGCTAATAACGAATTTACAGGTTCATTTACAGGATCATTTGATGGTGATGGATCAAATTTAACAGGGGTAACAAATGCTTCAACAACAGCAAATTTAACAGAAGGAACAGCTCCCTCAGGTATAACAGATTTCACATTTAATGGTGGTACAGCAGCTACAGTATCAATTTCTGGAGCCGCTGCCTTATCAACAGAAAAATTAGTTAAATGGAGTGGAGATGCATTTGTAGATTCTAAAATTACAGAAGGTACTAATACCATATCTGTTGGTACAGTCTCTGATACAACAACATTCAATGGTAATGTTATAGTAGCAGGTACTGCTTCTTTCCAAAATGAAGAAACATTATTAGTTAAAGATAGGTATATTCTATTAAATTCAGGATCAACATCAGGTGATCAAGGTGGTCTTATTGTACAAACAGCAGGTACACAAAATAAGGGTCAATTATTTGGTTATCAAGATGCTAGTAGTAGATGGGCTGTAACATCATCTTTCAATGCTGGTGCTACAGGAGATTTTACAGCTGCTGGATTTATGGGATTAACATCAGCTTCAACAGCAGCAAACCCAAATACATCAAATGTTACCTCAACAGAAATGAAACAAAAAGGTAATATATTTGTTGATTCAACTGATGGAATTTGGATTTATTCTTAAAATAAATTTGGATTAGTAAATTTTTTGTATTATATTTATTGTCAATAGTTTTAAAATTAAAAAAGTTTTTAAGTATGGGACTTAGAGCAGGAAAAAAATCCTCTTCAAATGTCGCACAACCAAAACAAAACAATCAATTAACATCTGATGAAATTGAAGTTTTAATGAAAATGGTTCGTGATAGCAGTTTTCAAGGTAAAGATGTAGAATCTTTATACAATTTAGTTATTAAACTTCAAAATCAATATAAAAGTTTACAAAATAAATAGTTATGTTTAACGTTACAGAATTAACTGTTTTAAGACAAGGTCTAGAAACAGTAACAATAAAGGGATCAGAAGCTAAGTTATTAGCGGCATTACAAGAAAAAGTAGAAACACATATCCACAACATTCAACAAGGTCCTCCAAAAGAAGAACAAAAATCTTCAAGAGGGCGTAAATCCTCTAAATAAAGGTTGATATTTATCATAAATTGTTGGCCCTCGGGAAGTGGGCTCATATTGAGTAACCAACCACAATAAAAAAGTATTATGCCAAATTGGAAAAAAGTTATTGTATCAGGCAGTGATGCAGTATTATCTAATATTACTGCCTCAAATATAAGTGCAAGCGGTCACATTTCAGCTTCTAATTTTATAGGAGATGGATCAGGTTTAACAAATGTAACAGCAGCATCTTTTCCATTTACAGGGGATGCAGTAATAACAGGATCATTATTAATAAGTGGATCTGGTGGATCATCTATATTTACAGTAGATGGTAGATCATTTTTTAAAGACCAAGTAACATTTGGTAATTCAACAGCTGATTCAGTATCATTCACTTCTAGAGTATCAAGTAATTTTTTATCTACAGGATTAAATGATGAAAAATTAGGAACACAATCTGAACCTTGGTTTGGAGCTACTATAACTAGCATAACATCTTCAAATATAAGTGCAAGTGGTAATTTAATAGGGAATAACATAACAGCATCTGGAGATATTTTAATAGAAGGTGGTGGGTTAGAAATTAAAAATGATGGAGCTCAATCATACGCAAGATTTTACTGTGAATTTAATAATCAACATTATACAGAAGTAAAAGCTCAACCTCATTCCTTATTCAGTGGTAATCCAGTAATGTTATTACCAGCTTATAATTTTGATTTTTCTAAACCATTTTTTGGTGATTCAAGTACTACAGTTAATATAACAGCATCAGGAGATATAAGTTCAAGTGGAAATGTAATAGCAAATGACATTACAGCTAGTAATGCTTTTCATGTTCAAGCTTTTGACCAATTTGAATTCACTATAGCAGATAGCCAATTTAATATGGTTAATCAAGCTGCTGATAAAAATTTATTTTTCTTAACATCCACAGGAACAGGTACTATTAATTTTGGTACTAATAATGTAAATAGTGAAGTTATAATTGGTACTGGAGGACATATAACATCCTCAGGAGCAATTAGTTCTAGTGATCATTTATTTTTTAGTGCCTCTAGTAATAATAATACAGGTTTTAAAACTTTAGTTATTGATACTTCAACAGGTCAAGTTTATCATACTGGTTCATATCAAGGTGGAGGGGGATCAGGCACTTCTTTAACAGTTACAGAACAAGATGGTTCTCCATCAGTCTCTAATGTTAATACTATTAAATTTAGTAATGGAACAGTTACTGATAATGGTAGTGGTGTTGTATCAGTTAGTAATAGTGGTGGGTCAGGTGGAACTTTCCCATTTGTAGGAGATGCTGTAATAACAGGATCATTAACAATATCAGAATCAGGAGCTAACACATATGATACTTTAAAGGTTAATAATGCATTTTATGGCACAGAAATAAACTCATCAACTGCGGCAAATACATTACAATATTACTTTAGAATACCAACAGGTTCATATAATGGAGCATTTTTTGATTATGTAGCTACTAGTGGATCAGGTGACTTTTTTACAGGTAGGTCAGGTACAGTACAATCTATATGGGAAATAGACTCAGAAACTCCTAGGGTAGCTTATAATGATTTTTCAACACGAGGTATTGGAGGTAATACTACAAATGATTTAAAATTTAAAGTAGATGTAAAAAATGGAAATGCCCGTTTAATATCTAAAGATACAACAGGACAATACCAAATTAAAGTTATAGCAAGAGGAATTTAAAATAAAACAAATGGCAACAGAAGATAATGAAAAATTAGTAGCTAGAGGTGGAATGATTGTCACAGATGAAAGTGGTAATACGTTTGAGATTACCCCTTTTGGAGTTGTACAAGATTATACTTTTTTAGCTCAAACAGGACAAAAAGAAGAAATAACGGGTAGTAGCATTACAGGATATGGACCTTCAGCTAGATATGTGGCCTCTGAATCTATTGTATGTGGACAACCCTTAGCTAGAAAAATTGAATCTTCTACAGGAAAAACCTACGCTGTTTTAGCTACAACATCCTCAGCCACTAATGAATTTTTGGGCATATCATTAGAAACAGCATCTTTAGATGACACTATATTAGTATTAACATCCGGAAATACAACAGTAGCATTTAATACAGGATCAGCTGCTCCTTCTGTAATTAAATTAGATGATGACACTACAGAATCAGAAATTAATTTAGCAGCAGGACAAACCATTTTATTTACAGATTCTGGGGGTACTGGTAGTGATTATGCTGCTGGAGAAACATACGAAATATTATTTGATGCATTATCAGGAAATTCAGTTGAATTATCTTTTGACTCTATGTCTTTTGAACATTCAACATATAGTATGTATGATAGATTAGGTTTTACAACTTCAGCTAATGGGATAAGCTTTGCTAATGTTTCCTACTCTTGGATGCAAGCTTCTGATGATTCAACACCAGCTTGGGACTCTGACTTTCTTGGTGGTGTAGCTTGGAATAGTGCTCAAGCCTCTCCAGGTTATGTTTTACCAAGAGATTTAACACGAGCTAATTCTATGCCATTAGGGGGATACTCAGGAAGTAATTATTTTTATGATACAGGAGCTAGATATGTTAAATTTTATTTTACAAGTGATGGATCATCTCAAAGATCAGGATGGCAAATTCAAGTAAGGAGTTCAAATGCATCTACAAATCCATTAGCCCAAGTTGGGGCAAAAATATATGTTGGTCCTTTTAAAGGAACAAACCTACCAGAAGGAACAGCTTTAAGTGAGACTAAATTTGGACTTGAAGCTCCATTTGGAACCATATTAGATCCTGATGCTTCATCAGGTAGTGTATTTGCTAATATTGATTTTAATCCCCAAGCTTAAATAATAAATTTACATTTATTGAATAGTATAATATTTATAATAAAACACTATGAATATTCCTATTTGGACGGGTACGTCAAACTTCGCTGCAGGCCAAACTCCATTTGGTTTTTATGATAATCAAACAGATTTTCAAACTGATGCTGATAAAGTAGCTGATTTTTGTGCTAGGAGACTAGGATACCCTTTAACTGATATAGAACTTCAATCAGGTTCATTTTATACCGCTTTTGAAGAAGCTATCACAACATATGGAAATGAATTATATGCCTATAAAGTAAGAGAAAATTATTTATCTTTAGGTAATTCAAGTACTATAATAGAATCAAATGATCAATTAATGGTTCCTAATATGGCAGGTATAGTTAGACTATCAGATCAATATGGAACAGAAGCTGGAGTAGGAGGTGATATAACATGGTATTCAGGCTCTATAGAATTAAAAGCGGGCCAACAAACTTATGATATGAATGCTTGGGCCCAAGCTAGTGCTAGTATTACACCGGATGATAATATAGAAATAAAAAGAGTATTCTATGAGGCACCACCAGCAATAACAAGATATTTTGATCCATATGCTGGTACAGGAACAGGAATGATAGATTTAATGGATTCATTTGGTTGGGGTAGTTACTCACCTGCAATTAACTTTTTAATGATGCCTATCAACTATGATATGCAAGTAATGCAAGCTATAGAATTAAATGATACTATTAGAAGATCAAATTATTCCTTTGAATTAATAAATAATCAATTAAAAATATTCCCAATTCCTCAGGGCAGTGAATTTTATGGTAATAATTTTAAAGGAGGACATTGTGGGTATATGAGTTTTGAATATATAAAAGACTCAGAAAGGCAAAATCCATATAGGAATGGTATAAATAGAGTGACAAATGTATCACAAGTTCCATTTACTAATCCAAATTATAATGAAATAAATTCAATAGGTAGACAGTGGATATTTGAATATGCTTTAGCCATATGTAAAGAAATGCTAGGGTATATTAGAGGAAAATACACCACAGTTCCAATACCAGATGCTGAGGTAACATTAAATCAACAAGATTTATTATCAGCAGCTACAGCTGAAAAAAATGCTTTAATAGAAAGATTAAGAACATATTTTGATGATACTTCTAGAGACAAATTATTAGAAAGAAGATCATTAGAGGGAGATTATTTAGAAAAGGAATTAAATAAAGTTCCTTACACAATTTTTATAGGATAAAATGGCTTTATACGGGGGTCAAAGAGATATAAGCCTATTTAGGCATGTAAATAGAGAATTAATAAGTGATGTTATTTCTCAGGAATGTATATACTATAAATATAAATTAGAAGAAACTAAAGTTAACTTATACGGTGAAGCTGCAGGATCTAAATATTATTATAGAGGTATTATATTAAGTTGTTTAATAACACATCAACCACAAGAATACCCAGATGATGAACTCGGTGTAAGATATTATAGAAATGTTGATTTTAAGTTTTTACGCGATGATTTATTGCAAAGAAATTTGGATTTCAATGAAGAATTTGACCAAGGTGATTATTATGGGGCTGATTTAGTTCCTGAAGTAGGAGATGTGATATATTATTATGGAGGTTATTATGAGGTTGATGATATAGTAGGCAACCAATATTTTGTAGGTAAAAACCCAGATTATGATTACGCAGAAAATCCAATTAATCCAGGATTAGAAAACTTTGGTAGTAATTTATCTATTATTTGTAAAACACATTATACCCCAATTGATAAGGTACAATTAGAAAAAGGAAGAATCAATGGCTAAAAGATATAGAAAACCTGTACCTAAATCTCAAAGAGAAATATCAAAGGATTTACAAACTCCTTATGATGCTCAATATGGCAATCCTAATGATGCTAGAGAAGGATCACAGTACCCACCAAATAATGAAGCTAATATACCCTTTAATAGGTCTACTAAAATGTCCTTTAAAGATGATGACACTAAACTTTTCTCAGTTGGTATAAAAGACATAGATGAGTCTATAATGTATTATTTTGAAAATGTCATTAGGCCTTTTGTAATACAAAATGGAGAAAGAATACCGGTACCCATCATATATGGCTCCCCAGAAAGATGGAAATCAATTCAAAAAGATGCATATTATAGGGATAAAAAGGGAGCTATTATGATGCCTATTTTAATGTTTAAAAGAGACAATATAGAAAAAAACAGATCATTATCTAGGAAATTAGATTCAAATGAACCTAATTTATATACTTCATGGCAAAAATCATATAATGAAAAGGATTTTTATAGCAATTTTAATTTATTAAACAATAGAATTCCTACAAAACAATATATAGCTAATGTTGTACCTGACTATGTAAACTTAACCTATAGTTGTATAGTACAAACTTACTATGTAGAACAATTAAATAAAATTATAGAAGCAATAAACTATGCCTCAGATTCATATTGGGGTGATCCTGAACGTTTTAAATTTAGAGCTAGAATTGATAATTTTACCACAGTAACTGAATTACAACAAAGTCAAGAAAGACTAGTAAGGGGTACATTTGAAATAAAAATGTATGGATACATAGTCCCAGATGTAGTTCAAAAAGATATGAAAGCTGTTAAAAAATATAATGAAAAATCTAAAATTATATTTGGAATAGAGACTACATCAAACCCAGAAATATTTGAAGCTAATCCTACAACAACACCAGATGGAAGAAGTAGAGAAACATTAGGAGGAGCTAGACTAAATAACCCAGCTATGACTTTTCCTAATCAACCATCACCACCAGCAAATGTATCATTAAGTTCTTTACCAACTTCAGACCCAGGAATAGAAGGTGTAATATGGAATGATGGAGGTACTCCAAAAGTATCAACTGGATAATATTTATAATTAATAAAATAAAAATGGCAGATAAAGTTAGATTTGTAGATAGCAGTATTACAATAAGCCCAGGTGGAAATACTGGTGGAGGGGGTGGATCATCTGAATCATCTAGTTATGCCTTAACATCTTCATACTCTGATTTTTCAATATCAGCTAGTTATGCTTTATCAGCTTCTCATGAAATTGTAAAAGAAATATCTTCTTCTTACTCTGAAACTTCTTCAATGGTTATGGCTAGTGGTGTTATTCAACCTTTTTCTAGTATAACATCTTCAGGAAATATTAGTGCTAGTGGAGATATAACAGCTTCAAAAATAACAGCCACATCAGGATCTTTTAGTTATGTGGAAGGTAACAGTCCTTTAACAATAGATACAGGTGATGATAGTTTAACTATAGTATCTACAAATTTTGGGGTTTCATCAACAGGTGAAGTTTCATCAGGAATAGGAGGTTCAGATGGTATATTAACAACATCAATAACAGCCTCAAGTAATATTAGTTCAAGTAAAAATATTATAGCTAAAAAATTTCAAGGTATATTTGAAGGAGCAATAAGTAGTTCAACACAAATATCCTCAGACATATCTGGAGCTTTTGGCTTAGTTAGTTCTAGTTTTGATGAAAGAATAAGATTAGATAGCAGTTCTTTTTCAAATAGAATAGTAAATCTAAAAAATGATAGTGGATCCTTTTCAACTAGAATAACAGGTTTAAAATCAGACAGTGGTTCTTTTTCAACTAGAGTAACAAATCTAAAAAATGATAGTGGTTCTTTTTCTACAAAAATAACAGGCCTAAAATCAGATAGTGGTTCATTTAGTACAAGAATTACTGGTTTAAAATCAGATAGTGGTTCTTTTTCAACAAGAATAACAGGTTTAAAATCAGATAGTGGTTCTTTTTCCACAAGAATAACAGACTTAAAATCAGACAGTGGTTCATTCTCAACTAGAATTACTGGTTTAAAATCAGACAGTGGTTCTTTTTCTACAAAATTAACAAATCTAAAAAATGATAGTGGATCCTTTTCAACTAGAATAACAGGTTTAAAATCAAACAGTGGTTCTTTTTCAACAAGAATAACAAGTAATGAAACTAATATAAGTACTAATGATGGATTAATAATAGATTTACAATCTAAAACAGGAAGTTATGCTACAACAGGTTCTAATGATTTTAAAAATAATCAAATACTAACAGGATCATTTACAATAATAGGCTCATTTTTAAACACAGGCACAGTTTCAATAAATAATGGAAATTCACCCTACACAATAACAGGAACAGAGCAATTTGTATTAATTGATCCTTCAAGTGGTAATGTTACAATAAATTTACCTGATGTTGCTACATATCCTGGTAGACAAATATTTTTTAAATTAACACAAGATGCCGCTGCTAATTTAGTAACTTTAGAATGTCAAGGATCAGATACTATAGATGGGAATTCTAATTATGAAGACTTAGATGATCAATTTGAATCTATCTCAATTGTTAGTGATGGTAATACAGGTTGGTTTATTTTTTAATATTTATATTTAAATGTATAACCCTAATCAAATAAAAGAAAAAACATTAGTAATTTACCAAGAAGGTGAAATTAATTTTAGAATTCTTGATAAAAAAAATCTAGAACATTATCAAGACTATCAAGATAAATTTCATTCTTTAGGTTTATTACCTATAGCTAAAAATAGAGTATTACATGTTAGATTGTTTTCTAGTGTAGCAGCTGTAAAAATTGATGGGTTTAATATAGAAGAATTAAATAGAAACTTCCTTCAAGGCAACACTAATTTTATAATACTTGAAAACTCAGGTAAATTTAGAGCGGGGGCAGTTAATTATCTAACATTTGAAGGAGTTGAAGTAATTAATAGCGTAGGATCAAAAAGTTTAGAAGTTAAAATATCAATTAGTGTTATAGAAGAACAAGCCCCAAGTTTAAATAAATCTTTATCAGATTGGATTCCAAATACTTTTTATAAAGCAGGAGCTGATGTCATAGCCCCTGATAATCGTATGTACAATTGTATAAAAACTCACACATCAGGAATAACATTTGATCCTTCAAAATTTGAAAGACAAGGTGGATTAGATGACCAAGATGTTCAAGATTTTATCAATATTTTGACAGGAGATAGTAATTAAAAAGTTATGATCTTTTCATAACTTCCTTTCAGAATTTTGGTAATCTCCCAGAAAAATTTCATATTTATAACCGTAATAAAGCTATACAATCGTATAGCAAGTTTCCCCAAATAAAAGTATTAAAGTTTAATTGAAATAATTAATAATTTAAAATTATAATAACATGGAACAAACATTTAAAAGTGTATGGTCAGCGTTAGGTAAAGTTGAATCTATAATAACTAGAACAGATTATGAAGCTAGATTAAAAAGATTTGAAGAAACCTTAGCTGACTTAGAAACACAAATCCAACAACTACAGGTTGAAGGAGAAAAAATAACAGCTGAAACAGCTAAAGCTAATGAAGCTAAAGCAAAGTATGAGGGTATAATTAATGACCCTACAGCTGATCAAGCATCAAAAGATGCAGCAACTGCTGATTTAGCATCATGTACAGAACTTTTATCTAAATTAGCTGAAATGGCTGATAAAAATTCTCAAGCATTAACTGATGTTCAAGATCATAAAGCATCTGTATTATCAGCTAAAGACAATTTAGAGTCTAGGGCAGCAAGTGATGAACTTACTATCATTGAATTCGCTTCTTACCCAGCTATCCTAATGGTATCAGGTAAAGAATTGATTTCTGCTAAAGAAATGTTGAAGAAACAACAAGAACATTTAGCTAAGTTAGGAGAAGTTAAAGGTAATCTTCAAGACCAGATAGATTCTACTGAAGGAGATATAGATCCAGAACTTCAAGGAGAATTTGATAGAATCTCAAACGAATATGATAAAGTTTCTGAAGAAACTGATTTATTTGTATCAAATGTAGATGCATATGATAGTGATGTAAAAGTAGCAGATAATAATGCTTATGTATATCATTTAGATTCTGATGAGGATGGTATTGCAGATCATTTAGATGGTGATAAAGATGGTGATGGTGTAGATAATGAATTAGATGCATTCCCAATGGACGCAGACGAATCAGTTGATACTGATGGTGATGGTATAGGTAACAATGCTGATACTGATGCTGATAATGATGGTATTTCTAATGCGAATGAAATAATATTAGGAACAGATCCGTTAGATGCAGCAGATACACCTGAGTTAAACGCTATGATGAAATTAGGTCAGGAAGTTGGCGCATACTTAACTCAAAATCACCAAGATAAAAAATCACAGATTGAAGATCACTATACAGCAATGACAAATGATTTATCTGCTGTAACTACTTCAAGAACAAAAGCGTTTAATCAAGAAAAAGAAGAATTAGCAGCAGAAAAAGATAAACAACAAACTAAATTAGCCACTGACAACAAAACTAAAGTATTTAAAGCATTAGATTTTGTTGTAATGGAAGATGGAGACAGTGTTGATATCCCAGCAGCTATTCAATCTTTAAACTTAAATTCAGATGTTAAGCAACAGTTAATGGATTTAATCACTAGAACAAATGATACTCAAGAGACTAATTTTGAATCATTTACTCAAGATGTACAAGCATTCTTAGACTTAGTTGGAAATTTATCTACTGATGATACAGTTATAGCTGATAACAATTCCAAGTCTTTAGATCTATTAAGTGAGAAAATGACTGAAGTTATGGCTCAACTTCTAGAAAGACATGATCAAACTAAATCTTCATTAGAACAATTAATTATTAAGATAGATAAAATAGTGGATTTAAGAGGAATGGGAGAAATGGAGGAATATTACTATGCAGATGGCTATGCTTTAACTGATGAAGCTTATTTAGCAGAAAGAATCAAATTAAAAGCAGCTGTTGATAGTGGAGAGTTAGATTTAGCTAAATGGGCTGAAGAAGCTACACTATTACAATATAGACATATTGGTAATCCAGCAGTAAGAAATGATGTTGAAAGAAGATTCAGTATATTTATTGATCATGATTTCAGTGATTCTATATCTAAAGCAGCTAAAGTAGCTTCTTCATTAGCTAAAGCAGCAATGATTAAAGTTCAACTAGAAGACAATAAAGCTAATAGTGAATCTGAAGCTGAAAAAATCAAAGGACTATTGGATGCAGGTGCAGAAGAATTAACAGGCCTTGAAACTAAGTATGCTGCTGAAACAGCTAAATATGCTGAAGAAAAAGCTAAAGCAGAACAAGCATTAAAAGAAGCTGAAAAAGCTTCAGAAGATGCGTGGAAAATTTATCAAGATGAAACTGATGCTGCAAAAATAGCACCAAAATTCCAAGATTATTTAGATAAAAGATCTAAAGAAATGGATGCTAGAATAGCACATTCTAGAATAGTATATAGTTGGGCAGCAAGATCAATGGGATTTGAAAGAAATATTGATAGACTGAAACAAGCTATCCCTGGGTATGACTCAGCATTTAAATCTTTATCAAAAACAGTAGATAAAGGAGCAAAAATGATAGCAATGCTTCAACATTCAATTAGTCAAATTGTACAAGACGCAGTATCTGGAAATGTAAGTGAACTTACAGCATTATTGGCTAAAAAAGATGGACAATGGGCATCTGGAGCTGATATGGTTGAATCAGGAGAATGGTCAAATGCAGCTAGAGAATTTCATGCTAATTTCTTTATAAGAAATGATGAAGGTAGTTTAGTTGACCCAAAAATAATAGAACGTATTAAGGGATATTATGAAGCGGCAGCAATAGGATCTTAATAATATTAACATTAAAAATAAATAAAAAATGGAAAATCAATTTGAAAGATTAGGCAAAGCGGTTCAAGACCAACAACACAGTAACAATCAAGTAGTGACTACTCAATATCAGTCAACTGAAGTAGATACTGTAGAAGCTGGTCGTGAAGCTATTCAAGATGTAGATAGATTATCACATATGGTGATAGCTGAATTCTCAAAACTAGGTAGTGAAACAACTGCTATGCTTTATCAAACTACTGATGATTTAGAAGTAGAATTATCAGAACAAGAAAAAGCAGATGGAAAAGCAAACTTAGTATCAATAGCTACTGCTGTAGATAATTTAGATGAGACGCAAGCTAAGGAATTAGCTGACTGGTCAAATGCATCAACTACTAGTTTAAATAATGTTAAATCTGCACTTGGAACAACACAAAATTTCCTAGCAAATTTCAATCCAGAATACGGAGAAACAAATATAGAAGGAGCTCAACAAGCGATATTTCAAAATATAGAATCTCTTCTTTCTGATGATAAAATGGAAATGAGAAAAGTGGCTGGATAACTTAAATATAAGGCTTATTTAATTAATAACATTTAAAAACATTATAAAAATGAACCCAAATAATCAAATACAGACAATAGCAGAAGCAATTAAAAATTCTCAAACTTTAGGTTTAGCAGCTCATACTGATCATGTAAATGAACAAACTGATCAATATAAAGAGACAGCTAAAGAAGTTAATGATAGCTTTAAGCAAGCTGCTGAAAATAAAATAGCAGAAACTATGGCTTATATTGCTGAACAAAAAGCTCTTCAAGAGTCTTTTCGTAAGCAATTTAAAGAAGAAATAGTTCAATTAATGGATGGATCTCATGGTAAAGACGGATTCGCCCAATTAGTAACAGAGATGAACTCAGCAGAATCTAACTTTAAAGATTATATTAAAGCAGAAAAAGAAATAATCCAATCGGCTATGGAAAAAATAGCAAAAGAGATAGGAACAGATTATTCTTTTGGTGATGGTCAAAAATAATAAATTGTAAACAGTATAAATACAATTAAATTAATACAGGGGAGACTTAGGTCTCCCCTTTTTTTTTTCATATTTCCCTGAATATTTATACGTAATAATGTTACATTTTTAAAGGGTATTATGAGTATATTATCTGATCTGGGAACGTTCCTGGGGGAAAAATTTAGTTTAGTAAATCAAAACATTCAAGAAAACAAAGAAAGCTTAAGTTCTCTTGAAAATGAAATTACTGACCTAAAATTAGAGATAGAAAATCTTAAAATATTACATAATGAATATAAAGTAAAAGGAACAAATATTCCTGTAGACTTAAATATAGTGGCTTCTAATAAAGGAGTCACCTTTATGACTGAAAATGGCAACCAATATAGAATTCGTATTAATGATAATAAAAAACTTATAGTAGATGATATATTAAATAATGAAAATAATATAGCCGAAATTCAATTAACAACAACTTCAAATGAAGAAGCTTAAAGCAGTTTAAAATTGAGGGGGTTTTCTCCATATAGATAATATACTCGCCCCCTCAAACTGCTTTTTCAAAAAAAATTGGATTTCCTAAATTTCTTATTTACTTTGACATAAACATTTAATATTTATAATCATGGAGAAAATAGTTTTATCAAAAGAAGAGTTAGATAATTTAACTCAGTTACAAAAAGAACAAAATGAATTTGTACTTAAATTAGGTCAAATAGAGTATCAAATAAGTACATTAGAAAAATTTAAAAGAGATTTAAAAAACAACATAGAAAATTTTGAAGACAAACAAGTTAAGGTAGGTAATGAACTTAATGAAAAATATGGTGAAGGAACTATAAATTTAGAAAATGGTGAATTCATTAAATCTTAACCGCACTTTCGAAAATTTCTATAATATTTATAAACAAAATTAATTTTGTAGAAAATGGCAGAAGTATTATTATCCCCAGGTGTATTAGCTAGTGAAACAGACCAATCTTTCCTATCAGCACAACCAGTACAAGCAGGAGCAGCAATATTAGGACCCACAGTTAAAGGTCCAGTTGGTCTTCCAACATTAGTTACCACATATAGTGAGTATCAAAATAAATTTGGTGCTGTAGTAGAAAGTGGAAGTGCAGAGTATACTTACTTTACATCAATAGCAGCTTATAATTATTTCCAACAAGGAGGAGATTCATTATTAGTAACTAGAATAGTAAGTGGTTCTTACACAACAGCTACTAGTTCAAAAGTTGAAAATGGAAACACAGCTACACCAGGAGCCACAGCTAGTGGAGATTACACTTATAATGTAACAGAACCAGGAACATCTGTAGAAGGAATTAGCATAGAAGGATTACAAGGAAACCCAATTGATGGAAATGCAGGAACAAAAATCTTTTTATCAGCCTCATCTAATAATGCTTTCATAGCAGCTGGTATATATTATTATACAGGAGCAGGACAAGGATTAGTAGATTCAATTAACACTAATTTAGGTGGAGTAGGAATATTTAATTATGGTATATCAGCATCATGGGATAATGTTGGTGGGGTAGTTACATTAAAAACTAAAAATGTAGGTGTAGTAGGAAATGATATTGATTTAAATGCAGGTTCTCAAGTCCAACTATACGCTGGAACAGCTACAAAAGAATTAGATTTATCTGGAGGTGTAGATGCTACTTTTAGCAACACATTTACTTTAGAAACAATATCAGAAGGAACAGATCAAAATAGTACAGGCTCAGAAGGAGCAGCTGGTAATTTAGCTAATGGTACTAGAGATAATATTAGATGGGAAGTTGTTTCACCAAATACAGCCTCAGGTACATTTAGTTTATTAATTAGAAGAGGTGACGATATAACAACCTCAAAAACAGTATTAGAAACTTGGGCAGATTTATCATTAGACCCAAATGCTCCAAATTATATTGAAAAAGCAATTGGTAATTCAAAACAAACAGTCACTCAAGATGCTGGAACTGGTGAATACTATGTAAAAAATGAAGGAACTTATAACACATTAAGTAATTATGTAAGAGTAAAATCAGTAGAATCAAAAACATTAAATTATTTTGATAATGCTGGAAACCCAAGACCAGAATATGTTGATTCTATCCCATTAGCCCAGTCAGGTACATTAGGTGATGCTGAAGGAACTGCTTTTGATGGAATTACAGCTAATTTTTATGAAAATATAGATGGTGGTGTTACAGGTAATACACAAGGATTAGTTGATGACAACTATACAATTTCAATTAATTTATTATCTAATAGAGATGAATACCAATATAACTTGATAGTAGCGCCAGGATTAACAATGCAAAGTCATTCATCACCATTAGCATCAATGATTGATATATCTCAACAAAGAGGAGATAATTTATCAATTGTAGATTTAAGAGATTGGGGATCAGGAATTAACTCAGTAACAGCTGGAGCTTCAGCTATAGATTCTTCATATGCTGCTACATATTGGCCTTGGTTACAAACAATAGATCCAGATTTAGGTCAACAAGTATGGGTACCAGCTTCAACAATGATGCCTGGAGTATTCGCTTTTAATGACACAGCAGGAGAAGCATGGTTTGCCCCAGCAGGTTTAAGTAGAGGTGGAATGTCTACAGTATTAAGAGCTGAAAGAAAATTAACAAATGGTAATAGAGATACTTTATACCAAGCTAATGTAAACCCAATAGCTACATTCCCTAACACAGGGGTAGTAGTATTTGGTCAGAAAACATTACAATCTAAAGCATCAGCCTTAGATAGAGTAAATGTAAGAAGATTATTAATAGCACTTAAAAATTACATTTCACAAATTGCTAATAATTTAGTATTTGAACAAAATACAATAGCTACAAGAAATAACTTCTTAAGTCAAGTTAATCCATATCTATCAAGTGTACAACAAAGACAAGGTTTATATGCCTTTAAAGTAGTAATGGATGATAGTAACAATACACCGGATGTTATTGATAGAAATCAGTTAATAGGTCAAATATATATTCAACCAACTAAAACAGCTGAATTTATCTACCTAGATTTCAACATATTACCAACTGGAGCTACTTTTCCAGCATAAAAATTAAAAAATTAGATATTTATAATTGAAAATAAATTAGAACAAAATGGCAGTATTAGATCCCAATGAAATATTTTTCACCGCTTTTGAACCAAAGCAAGCTAACAGATTTATCCTTTATATGGATGGTATACCAAGTTTTATCATCAAAGGAGTTAGTGCTATATCATTAACACAAGGTGAGGTAATATTAAACCACATTAACATTCTTAGAAAAGTTAAAGGAAAAACAGTATGGAATGATGTTACAATGACATTATTTGATCCTATCACTCCATCAGGTGCTCAGGCAGTTATGGAATGGGTAAGATTACATCACGAATCGGTAACAGGTAGAGATGGATATTCTGATTTTTATAAAAAGAATTTAACTGTAAATGTTTTAGGACCAGTAGGTGATATAGTATCAGAATGGATATTACAAGGAGCATTTATTAAAGAAGCTACATTTGGTGAATATAGTTGGGACACTGAAAATGAAGCTAAACAAATTGAATTAACACTTGGATTAGATTACGCAGTATTAAATTTCTAATAAAAGAAATTAAAATCTCTAAAAGGGAGCTTGGCTATGTCAAGCTCCTTTTTTATATTCATATTTATATTAAACAAGTTATTAACAAATAAAAGATTATGGCAGAATTTAAGTTACCTACAGAGACAATAGATCTTCCCTCTAAAGGTTTAATGTACCCTAAAGAAAATCCACTTTCTTCAGGTAAAATTGAAATGAAATATATGACCGCTAAGGAAGAAGATATTTTAACAAATCAAAATTATATAAAACAAGGTATAGTAATTGATAAATTATTAAAATCATTAATTGTAAATAAAGATATCAATTACAATGATTTATTAATAGGAGATAAAAATGCTATTATGGTAGCAGCTCGAATTTTATCTTATGGAAAAAATTATGAGTTTTCATATGAAGGTGAATCTCAAAATATAGACTTATCTAAAATTGATCCTAAAGAATTAGAATTGGATTTATATAAAGATGGTAAAAATGAATTTGGATTTACTTTACCACATACAGAAAATAAAGTAACATTTAAAATTTTAACTCACGGTGATGAACAAAAAATAGAATCTGAAGTAAAGAGTTTAAAGAAAATAAATAAACAATCATCAAGTGAAGTAACAACTAGATTTTCTCATATTATTACATCTGTAAATGGTAGTTCAGAAACAAAAGATATTAGAGAATTTGTTAATAATTATCTTTTAGCTAAAGATGCTAGAGAATTAAGAAAATATTATCAAGAAGTATCACCTGATTTAGATATGAAAGTATATCTAAACACACCTACAGGCGAAGAGGAGGTCGCGGACCTACCTATAGGTCTTAACTTTTTTTGGCCTGACTCCTGATTATAGGGAATTTGTTTTTACAACTATTCATGAAATAGTTTTTCATGGTAAAGGGGGATATGATTGGAATACTGTCTATAATATGCCCATATGGTTAAGGAATTTAACTTTTAAAAAAATTCAAGAGTTTTATGAAAAAGAAAGTAAAACTAGGGCAGGCAATCCAGAAAAAAGTTGGGTAGATCCTAAAATGAAAAACCAAGCTAAAAGAGAAAAAAAGACAGTATCTCCACCTAGTTTTGTAAGACCTCAACAATCAAAAACTTCATATAAATAATATTAATTTTATATATTTATAATAAACTAATGTTATAATGTTATCAAAGGACGATTTTAAAGAATTAAATAGACTTGGAGAAGAATTTAAATCCAATTTAAATGATATCACATCCCAACTCCAACAAAGTGCTAGAGCTGGAGGAGATATGTCGGGATCTATTAAAGAGGCAGCTTCAAATCTTTCAAGCTATAGAAGTTTAGCAAATGACTTATCACAGTCTAGTAAATCAACCCTTAAATCCAAAAAAGAATTAGCTAAAATTGATAAAAGAGTTTATGACATTACTCAAAGGCAGTATCGAATTCAATCTAAAATAAAAGAATTAGATGATAAGAAAAAACAAGCTGGTGAGAAAGAACAAAAACAGATTGAAAAATCAATTACTTTATTACAAGATGCAGGCTATGAACTTAATGAAATTAAAAAAGGATATGAAAAGATAGCATCTGAATCTAAAAAAATATCTGAATCTAACCCTTTTAAAGGATTATCTGACTTAGTATCAGATGTACCTATATTAAATAAATTATTTAAAGATATGGTCTCAGCTTCTGATAAGTTTCGTGAGACTATGGTAGATACAAATAATAAAGTTTTACCATCTTTAGCAGCGGGAATGAAGGAATACTTAAAGTTAGCTTCTAAAGCAGCTCGAGTCTTTCTAGTAAGATCAGCTATAAAATCTATTAAAATGTTAGATGACTCTTCAGTTAATCTAGCCAACCAAATGAATATCGGTAAGATGGAAGCTGCTGATATGAAAGAAATGTTTACAGCTGCTGCTCAAGCTAATGATGAATTATTACAATCATCATATGATTTAATAAAAGCACAAGCAACATTAGGTACTATGTTTGGTACAACAGCTAAACTTAATGATGATACATTACGTACATTTAATATATTAACTGAAAGAATGGGAATAGCAGCTGAAGCAGCTGGATCTTTAGTTAATTTCTCAGCGGCTACAGGCCAAAACTTCATGGATTTTACAACAGAAATTCAAGGTACTGTTGTAGCAGAGACAGCACTTTCAGGTATTATGATTGATCAAAGAGCAGTTATTAATGATATTGCTAATTTAAGTAGTGCTACTAAAATGTCAATGCAAGCTCAGGGTCAAAGTTTAGGTAAAGCAGCTTTTGAAGCTAGAAAATTAGGTCTTAATCTAGCTGATATGGAAAAAATTGGAAATTCTTTATTGGATTTTGAACAATCTATAGCAAATGAGCTTGAAGCAGAACTTATAACAGGAAAAGAATTAAATCTTGAAAGAGCTAGATCAGCATATCTAAATAATGATATGGTTACTTTTACAGCTGAAATAGCTAAAAATGTAGGAACAGCTGCTGATTTTGCTAACATGAATAAAATAGCACAAGATTCTATAGCAGCCTCCTTTGGAATGCAAAGAGATGAGTTTGCTGATATGTTAATTAATCAAGAAGCTTTAAAAAAGTTCTCCAAAGAAGGACTTGAAACTGAGTCTGAAGTAGTTGAAGAAATGAGAAGAAGATTATTAGCTGGAGAATCTTATGACAAATTAGTAAAAAAATTCGGAAAAAGTGAAATGCTAAATAGAGCTAAAAACCTATCTATGCAGGATAAAATGAACAAAATGATCGAGAAAATGTATGATGTTCTTGATAAATATGTTAAACCTGTTTTCAAAGTAATAGATGGTTTACTTGAAAAAATGGGTGGTTCAGCTGGTATCTTAATGGGTGGTTTAGCTGCTTTAGCAATAGGAGGTCCTATTATTAGAGGAGTAATGATGATGGCTCGTTTATTTAGAGGTATGAGAGGACCAATGATGGGGGCACCAGGAATGGGAATGCCTTTTTACGGTCCGGCTGGAGGACCTGGTGGTGGTGGTATGGGTGGACCTATGTTTATGGGTGGCCCTACAGGTGGTTCTAATGCTTTACCAAAAGGTGTAAAAGCAGGTACAGACAAATTAGGTAGAAAATTTCATTATGATGCTAAAACAGGAAGAAGAGTTAGTGTGGGTAATATGGCTAGTAAAGCTAGTACTTTAAGTAAAGTAGGTAAATTTGGTAAATTTGCTGGAAGAGCAAGTCTACCTGCTATGATTTTAGGTTTAGGTTTAGATTATGGATCAGATAAATTGAAAGAATCAGGTTATGAAGAGGCTGGTAAAGCAACTAGTGTGTTAGGAGGAGCATTAGGTGGAGCGGGTACAGGAGCTATGTTAGGTTCATTTCTTGGTCCAATTGGAACAGCTGTAGGAGGAGTAGTAGGAGGTTTAATAGGTGGTGGAATGGCCGCTTTTTCAGAATATGGAGAAGATACAGAAAAAGCCACAGAACAAGGATCAGAAGGTGTTCAACAAGCAATTGATAATCAAACAAGACAATTAACAGCAGTATTACGTACAACAAGAAATGTTAATTTCAACCAAAACGCATTTATAAGAGAACAAAGTATAAATTATAGTGGAATGAACTAATATTTATAATAAACAAATTAAAAACAAACATTATGTCAGGATTAAAAGATAAATTAATAAATGGAGCGGGATCACCACTATCAAAAGGTAATGGTACAACTCCTGCAACACCAATAGGTGCTACTCCATCTTCAAAACTTCAATATGAATATTCAATTAATGGTGTACCAAATATACCAATGAATGGATATTTTACACACTATCAAAATAAACCACTACCATCAGAAATGGATTTAGATGGAGTTAACCCAGTATCACCTTTAGCACCAGCTAATAAACCACAATTTGGGGCAGGATTTGCTAATGGTACTTATAAACTTAGTTGCCCAACAGAGGGAGTAGGAAATATATAATAATTAAATGCCATTAGTTAACCTTCAAACTAATTTAAAAGATTTAAAGTTTGGGAAAGATAGACCTGGACTTAGGGATAGCGAACAACCTTATATAGTAGCTCCTATACCAGGCCCTAATGAACAAATAGAACCAACCTACCCTGATTTTTTATTAAGAGGAGGTACAACCGGTGTAACTGGAGAAACTGCTGAAGATTTAGTTAGATTATCTAAATTTTTAAATGATAGAACATCACCTTTAGGAGCTCAATTTGTTCTTAAACAAGAAATGCTATCTAGAATAGGAGTCAGAACCCAGGCTAGTGGTTTTCTTTTAAATGAAGGTGTTTATAATCCCCTTAACACTTTAGCACAAGCAGGAATTAGTATAGAAGGAGGACATATTCCTAAACAAGGTTTAATAACTTTTAGAGGGCCAAATAAGTATTTAAATACTTTACAAGATCAAATTAATGAGAATAAAGAAATTGCACCAAAAGGAATTACAATAACTTCTTCAACTCTAGGAGATATAGGTTCTTTTGGTAATGGAGTATCATCTGATTTGTCTTTTATAAAAGATCCTCCCCCACCCCCTCCATTACCATCACAACCTATTTTTAATAATAGATTGATCCAATTAAATGAGGTAAAAAGAAAAGGTGAACCTTGGAATATAAAATATAAAAGAAATAATCAAGTTTCAAAATTACCTACTGAATTATTATCATATGGAGGTGGCCCTGATTCTATATTAGGTATAGGTGGTACACAAATAAAAATAGCTAATGGTAGATTAGGAGCCCCATTAACAACAGGATTAGCAAATCTTAAATTATATGGAGGTAATATAGGTTTTAGTGGAGGTAAACAAGTACCACCAAAATATAAAGATTTTGTTGAATGGAAAAATCCAGTCATACAAGATTTTAGAAGAGAAAAATTAAAAGATGCTGATAAGGTATCTATCATAATGGGGGTAGCACCTTCTTATGATCCTGCTAATAATCAAACTATAGATAATAGTACAGGAACATCAAGAATAAATTATACAAATCCAGGCCAAAGAGGAAATGTTATAGATTATACTCAAGGAAAGTTAAGTGAAACAGGGGAAAAATTAGGCCCTGTTGATAGAATAAATGCATTACCAATATATAGAAGTGGTTATGTTATAGCTGATCCTGTTAAAAATGATTTAATAAAATTCAGAATAGGGGCTATAGATAATGATAATCCTAATGTTAGAGAATTTATTCATTTTAGAGCTTATATTGATTCATTTTCAGATAATTATAATGCTAATTGGATGAATCAAAAATATATGGGAAGAGGTGAAATATTTCACAAATATGATAGTTTTACAAGAGATATAAACATGGGATTCACAGTAGCTGCTCAATCAAGAGAAGAAATGATGATAATGTATAAAAAACTTAATTTTTTAGTTTCTAATCTAGCTCCAGACTATACAAAATCAGGTTATATGGCAGGCCCATTAGTTCAATTAACTCTTGGAGGATGGTGTTATGAATTACCTGGTTTTATTAAAAGTATGACTTTAGATGTTCCAGAAGAATCACCTTGGGAAATAGGTATACCAAATTTAAATGAAGAAGATGAGCATGGTGGTATAAAATTTAGAGATTCTGAAGTTAAAGAAATGCCTATGATATGCAAAGTATCAGGATTTGTATTTACTCCAATACATAGATTTAACCCATCTAAACAGAAAAATTTATTCGGGGATAAAGGAGCATTTGGAATTGATTTTAAAGATAAAGAGGGTGTTAGAGATGGTAAATATACTAAATGGAAAGATCAGGAAATAAGAACAGTTACAGAATATGGTAAACAAAGATTTATTCAATTAGATGATGGTGGTAAAAATAATGCTTATGATAACCAAAAAGCTGATCCTATTGAAATTATAAATGATGATAGAAAATTAAATATAGATACATAAAATAATGAGCCGTTATAGTAATACAGAAATATTAAAATCACCAAATGACAAAAGGATGTATGCCACAGTACGTTATCCTGAAATTCCAAGGTCATCAAATGATACTTATATTTTCACAACAGTAGGTGATAGATTTGATACTTTAGCTCAACAATTTTACAATGATTCTTCATTATGGTGGATTATATCAATAGCAAATGAAACTTTATTACAAAACTCATTAACCCCGGCTATAGGATCACAGATAAGAATACCTTCAAATCCAGTACCTATAATAGCTGAATTTAAAGAAATAAATGAATAGTTATGGCAAACCTTTTAGGAGATGGGTTTTCTAATTATGTTAGAAAACAAATAATAAAAAGACAAGAGGTTCATGGTAAGCAAAATAGATCCCAAAAAGAATTAGCTTACTTAAACTCTCGTACAGCTTGGATAAAACTAGTATCTGGGGTGTCTATAGATAATTCTAGACTTAAAATGTTAGGATTACAAGGGGTGTTTTCTGAAGGTCTTTCTTTAGCAAAAGAATTTGTTTTATTTAATGGAACATCAAAGGTTAAAACCAAGAGTAATGGATCTAATGGCAAAATAACACAAAGAGAAGGAATTTTTAAAGGCCCCTTATCTAATAGAAATAGTTTCAAAAATAATTTTGCTTATGGATTAGGGGGTGTTGAATTTGGCCCCTCCCCTATGCCAGGTATAGTAGATATGCAAATCAATCATGCAGGTACTAGAGGATCATTAAGAAAAGCTCAAATTACAATAAAAGCTTATAACCGACAACAATTAGATTTAATAGATGTATTATATTTAAGGTTAGGATATACTTTAATGATAGAATTTGGTCATAGTGAATATATTAATAATAAAGGAAAAGTAGTAAATTTAGAATCAACCTTATTAGAAGAAAAATTTTTCAACCAAACTATAGCTAAAAAATCATATCTTGAACTTTTACCATTAATTGAGAAAAAAAGATTTGAAACTTGTGGAAATTACGATGCTTTATTTGGTAGAATAACAAACTTTCATTGGAGTTTTGAAAACGATGGGACATATAACATCAGAATTGACTTATATAGTTTAGGAGATTTAGCAGAATCTTTAACAATATCCCATCCAGGTTCAAGAAGTTCAAGTGATTTAAGTAATGCAGGAACATCAGACCCAACATATACTCGTAATGTTGTTAGTGAGTATTTAGAAGATATTAAAAATTTCCACAAATATAGATTTACACCAGGAGCAGAGGCTGATGTCTTACCTCCTGAAACAAAAGAAGAACAAAACCCAGAAACAGCCCCAGATGCTCCAACACCATCAACTGAATATACTGAAACAACATTAGAAGGATTATTAGCATTACCCGCTTTAAATAAAACATTAAAGAAAAAGGGATATAAAACTATAGCAATCCCTCATGATTATTTAACTACTAACACAACTTACAATGAGCCTTATTTACATGATAAGGATGACCTTTCAGGCTCCGGATTAATTTTCCCTCCTCAAGAATATGTTCAATATGAAGGATCATGGTTTTTAAAAAAGAACATGATAGAATATTTTGAACAAGTTAAAATATCATACACACCACCCAAAGATCCAAATTCTGACAATGTATTTGATAAATTTGGTAGATGGAAAGCAACAAAACTTACAAAATTTGAAAATCAATATAAATTAAATAGAGAATTACAAATATTAATAGCTGACGTGAATCAGCCAAATTCAACATTTTTAAATCCTTTTGAAGATGATAAGAATAATTGGAACACACATTTAGGTGGTAAAAAAAATTCTTTAATATTGGCATATGAAAATTTTGTAGTAACTGGGAAAGATGAGAATGGCGAGGAAGCATTTAAATTAGCAGTACTAGAATCACAAGTAAATTCAATTATTATAGACGATCAAGGGTTAGGACAGCATGCTGGAGTAAATGTTTTAATTGGAGCTGACACTAGATATGATATACAAGCAGCTCAAGAAGCTGGAACCCTTAATACTTTTGAAGATTTACAAGAAATAGAAGATGAAAATAACATTCAATTTACAGCGGGTTCTGAAGCCCAATCTATGGCAGCTGGAATTGCAGACTATAACTTAGCACTTGATGTTAAAAATGCACAACAAGCCTTAGAAGATGCAATCGGAAAACCTGATATTCATTTTCAAATTGGTTTAGATACAGATATTGATTCAGTATATCAACCTTTTGGTAAATGTCTTAATTTATGGGAATCATGGCAAGGAATACAACCTAGCGGGGATTATTTATACCCACAAGGAAAATTATCTTGTGAAATAGCTAAATTAGATTATATTGATAATAACGCTGAACACCCAGATGATTATGGATTTTTTATAAGATTTGGATGTTTGTTAGATTTTATTAGAGAAAAAGTTTTGTATAAAATTGGGGATACACCTAATGAAAAAGATAAAAATGATATTCCTAATACTCCTATACTGGATATAGATACTGACATGTTATCTAATGTTATGTACACATTACCAAATCATATCTCATTAAATCAGAAAGTATGTATTGTTAATAATCAATTTAAATTTAAAAAACTATTTGTTCAAACTTTTGATGGGATGAATAGATTTCAAAGTACAGACCCATATTATGGGATGGTAATGAATATATATTTAAATTTTGCTTTAGTTCAAGAAGTAATGGATAGTTGTACAACTGCTGATGATTCTAAAAAAGTTTATTTATATGAAGCTTTAAGTGGTATTTGTAATGCAGTTAATGAAGCTATGGGTGGTATAAATAATTTAGAACCTGTAATAGATGAAAAAACAAATTGTTTAAAAATTATAGATTCATCAAGATTACCTAATATCAAAGAAATAACTGACTTTTTACATAAGACAGATCCTAAAAAATATAATTATCCAAAAGATTTAAAAAGCTTTAATTATAATAAATTTACTTTAGCTGATGGATCTATAAAATATGATCTTAATTTATATGGTTATAATCCTAAAGATGATTCATCAAATTTTATACATAATATAGATTTATCAACTAGTGTTACTAAAAATATGTCAACAATGTTGGCAATAGGAGCAGCGGCTCAAGGTGGGTATGTTGTTGGTGAAGAATCTACAATGTTTTCAAAATGGAATGAAGGAATAACAGATAGATTTATGTCACCTGTTTTAAATGCTGATGGAACTGAGGCTAATTCTTCAAGTTCCTTTGCTAAACAGTGGGATAATGTTAGAATAGATTATGGTAATTTTATAATTGATAATTTTTATAGTGTAGGTAAAGACAATTACTATCCATATTGGGGTGAGACTTTACCACCACCAACTCAAGATGGAGCTGTAGGATATACCTTTAATGTTCCTGGTAATTTAAATGATGAACAAATCTTAAAAAATTTATCAATAGGAACTGAATTTTACAAAATGCTAATGGCATCAGCTTCAATAGCTAATGATCATTCTTTATCAGCACAACCTGGTTTTTTACCTATTAATTTACAAGTAGACATGGATGGATTATCTGGTATAAAAATTTATGAAAAAGCTAATATAGATATCTCATTTTTACCAACAAATTATCCTCAAACTTTAGATTTTTTATCAACAGGTTTAAAACATTTTGTAAAAGATAACAAATGGCAAACTACTTTAACAACACAAGCCACAACAATAGGTACATTTAAACGTAATGCTCCACTACCATCAATATTTTCAATAGATGCCGCTTTAGAAGAATTAGAATTAACAGATTTAACAAGCCAAAATCTAGGTTATGATGATGAATCAGGGTGGGATATATATGTGGGATGTTCTCCATATAATCCACAAAAGTACAATTTTGTCTTACAAAATCAATTTAATACGTACGCAGATACTAGTAAAAATCCAAACTATTATAAAGCTTTAAAATTATTAAGTCATATATGGTCTACTTTAGAGGGTAATGAAGACTCTTCTGGTTATTGTTCTAGATTTGTTAAGAGTTTAGCAACAAAATTTTGGACAGAATGGAATCAATATGATACTTCACCATATAAAGCTAATGGAGGACCAACATGGCAAGCTACACCAGGAACATTTACCCCAGAGGAATTTCCAGGAGCCATATATGGAACACAAGATGCTAAATCAAAATTAACATCTCAAAATTTATCCAATTTATATGGTTATAAAATATATCCAATAGGAACAGGAATAGCCCCAGGTGATAATTATGCTAGTGCTTTAAGAAAATATATAAAGGCTATTGACTTCTTTCCAGGAGATATAATAATATATTGGGATTCATCAGGATTAGATGGTGGTGATAGAGGTTATCAAAAATATGGACATATTCAAATGTATTTAGGAGGAGTAAAACCTTTTATATCAGATTTTGCCCATTCAGAGTTTGTATATGGTGGTTGGTCTAAAAAATATAAAAGATGGTCAATTAATACAAATAATTGTTTTAATATGGTTTACTTAAGATCAAAACTTAACCCAATTACTATGTTTGGAAAACCAGATCCAGTTATGGTTAATATAGGTGAACGAGCTGAAGCCAACCCATTTTCCCCTATAAACAAATTATAAAATATGGCTGAATATTATCCCAAATCACAAATAAAAAAAGACCAATATACTGAGGGCTCAGAGTATCGAATTAAAGCTACACAAGTCCCATATAAAGGATATTATTATTGTATATCAAATGGAAATAAATATACAGGCAGATTCCCAGGAGATGGTCCTAATCAGGTATTAGAACCTACTTTTAATACTGATCCTGCAAATCCTACACAGGCTTCAACACAGACACCCCTTCAAGAAATACTAATAACTGACCAAGAAAAATACCCATATGATTTTACTGATTTTGATTCTGGGACTTATAATAGAATAAAAAATGTAAAACCTATATCAAGATTTATACCATCACCCAATATAACCTTCCCAACAGATAAGGATATGAAAAAGGGATCTTTTGTTAGATATTTTTGTAAAAAAAATAATGAATTAATATTTTTTGAAATTGATAAATCTACATATAATAAATTAATTGAGAAAAAGAAGGATATAGTATGGGAATTATACACAGCAACAAAAATAACATGGAATTTAACTTCCGCAAGTAGGGCATCTTTATTTATTGTCAATAGAAATAGAGTTATTTCAAAAGAAAGAGAATTACAGTGGTTTGGCTTTTCTTCTTGGTTTAATGATAAATTTGTTCGATATTCTAGATATAGTATTTAAAATTTGGCTATCCAAAATAAAATTGTTATATTCAATTAATGTTTTGGCTAGTAGAAAATAGTGAACAATTCTGGAATTTACACCAGAATGAAGAATATCATAAGGAGGCTTATATAGAAGTTATTCCCTACTCATACAAAACTCATCCAACAATTACTAAAGTATCTCTTGTATACTTACGTCCTTTAAATGCAAGTAAAGGATACATGATATCAATAAACCATAGTGAATCTATGCCGTTAAACAACGAGTATATTGTAAATTTAATTAATAATTATGATATATTGCATGTTTGGGGAAAAAAAGAGTTTTTGCATTATTTTACGTGTAGAAATGTAAATGACATTTCTTTACTTTGTCCTGAATATGAAATGGAAACTACCAAAGCCCATCAAATTTTACAACAAAGAACTAAAAATAAGTTGGATATTAACAGAATTATTCCTATCGTTAAACATTATGAGACGTGTGAAAAAAATTATAATAATTTAAAACAATATTTTAATGAACCAAACAACACATTTTACAACAACAGAGTACCATTGGTATTCAATGCCATTGAAAGGAATGGAATACAAGTGGATAGAGAACTCTTCAAAGAATATTTCAACCAAGATTGGGGAGATAAAGTCTATACACAATATAATTACAGAACAACAACAACAAGACCCTCAAATAGATTTGGAGGAATAAATTTTGCTGCGTTAAATAAAGAAAATGGAATACGTAAAACATTTATACCAAAAAATGATAAACTTGTTGAAATCGACATTTCAGCTTATCATCCTACTCTTGCTAGCTCCCTTATTGATTATAGCTTTGATGATAGAGATATTCATGCCTCATTTGCAAAAATGTATGGGGTGGATTACAAAAAATCTAAAGAATTAACATTTAAACAACTATATGGTGGGGTATTTGATCAATATAAACATTTAGAATTTTTTCAAAAGATACAAAATTTTATTGACAACTTATGGGATGATTTTCAAACTAAAGGATTTATTGAATGTCCTATTTCAAAATATAAATTTGAAAAATCTAAGTTAGATAACATGAATCCACAAAAATTATTCAATTATCTATTACAGAATTTGGAGACAGCTAAAAATGTTCATATATTATGGGACATAATTAAAATATTAAAAAACAAAGATACAAAATTAGTATTATACACTTATGATGCTTTTCTACTAGATTTTAAACTCACAGAAAGAACCACATTAGAACGCATATTAGATGTATTTAAAAAATATAAATTAAAAACAAAAATTACACATGGAACCAGTTATGACTTTTGAACAAACATTTGATATTTATACCATAGAATATGACAATGATAAATTTATAAATTTAAGTGACTTGAATAACAAATTATTTTGCACCTTTGTAAAATCAGAAGAGATTGATTCCAAAGTTAAAGAACTCTCCACTACCTATAATATAATGTACAACAAAATGTTTGTACTTTATATTAAAAATAATGATGAGTATGTAATAACTTATAATGTGGATCAAGGTAATGTTAGTGAAATACCTGATAATACTATTTTAGTGCATAGAAAAAAAGAAACAAATACCTTATACACTATTAATGCTTTAAATGAATTAATTAAAAAGCTTAATGGTGGTGTTGTTGACACTAAGTTTCCAATTAATTGGCAACATTATAGAAATTGTGTTTTACTGACTCAACATGGAGATTTAAAACAGTTAAATACAAAGATTCACGATATAATTGACCTCTCATAGGCCATAGTTTGGCTATCAGTCAAACCTTTATTATATTTAAGTATTATTATTTAAAAAGTTATAAAACATGGATTTAAACGCGATTAAAAGTCGTTTGTCATCTTTAAATCAGGATGCCAAACCAAGAACAGGTGAGAAAAAAGATTATACATTAGTCTATTGGAAGCCAAGACAAGAAGGGAAATATCAAATCAGATTTGTACCTTCTTTAATAAATAAAAATAACCCATTTCAAGAAGTTTATATGCATTATGGAGTTGGAAAATATCCAATAGTAGCATTAACAAACTGGGGTGAACAAGATCCAGTAGTGGATTTTACTAAAAAATTAAGAACAACAAGTGATTCTGAAAATTGGAGATTAGCTAAGAAATTAGATCCAAAATTGAGAGTATTTGCACCTGTTATTGTTAGAGGTGAAGAAGATAAAGGAGTTAGATTATTTGAATTTAGCAAAACTATCTATATGGAATTACTATCAATTGCAGACGATGAGGATTATGGTGATTTTACAGATGTAGCAGAAGGTTTTGACTTTGTTGTTAATGCCTCTAAGGTAGTTGATAGACCAGGATTTGCTCTTAGTTTAAGACCAAAACCAAAACAAACACCATTAAGTAAAGATGCTTCACAAGTAACAACATGGTTAGAAAATCAACCAAAATTGTTAGAAGAAAGATACAAATACACTTATGAGAAATTAAAAGAAGAATTACAAAACTTTATTTCTGGAGGTGAAGAAAAAGAAGATACAATAGTATCAGAACCAGCATCTGAATTTGATAATGACAATGTAGAAACTAAAGCTGAAGATAAATCTAAAAAAGCATTTAGTTTAGCAACACAAGGTAAACCTAAAAAAGCAAAATCAGAAGAATTTGATTCACTTTTTGAGGATGATTTACCATTTTAAATTAAAATTATATGCCAAGAGTTAAAAAATCGTTACAGGAAGCAGTCTCTGCTGAAATAAAATCCAAATTTGATTTAAGTTCCTTCAAAGAAAAGAAGGGACTTAAACAAAATGTTAAATTTAAAGATCAATCATGGATTCCTCTTTCACAAGCATTTCAAGATGTAACATCAATTCCAGGCATTCCTATGGGTCATATAGTTTTACTTAGAGGCCACTCAGATACAGGTAAAACAACAGCATTATTAGAAGCAGCAGTTTCAGCTCAAAAGAGAGGAATACTGCCTGTTTTTATTATTACTGAAATGAAATGGAACTGGGAACATGCTAAACAAATGGGATTAGATGTTAAAGAAGTAGTAGATGAAGAAACTGGAGAAATCGTAAATTATGAAGGTGAATTCATTTATACTGATAGAGAAACTATTAATTCAATTGAAGATGTAGCTGGATTTATTTTAGATCTAATAGATGAACAAAAGAAAGGTAACTTACCTTATGATTTATTATTCCTATGGGATAGTATAGGATCAGTACCTTGTGAAATGTCTATCAAATCAAATAAAAACAATAATGAATGGAATGCTGGTGCAATGTCTACTCAATTTGGAAATAATGTTAATCAGAGAATTACATTATCAAGAAAAGAATCATCGCCATTTACTAATACATTAGTTTGTATTAATAAAGTATGGACAGCAAAAGCAGAATCACCAATGGGTAAACCTAAATTAATGAATAAAGGTGGATTTGCTATGTGGTTTGATTCTACATTTGTAGTTACATTTGGTAATATTTCAAATGCTGGAACATCTAAAATTAAAGCAATTAAAGATGGTAAACAAGTAGAATTTGCTAAACGTGTTAATTTACAGATTGATAAAAATCACATTAATGGGGTCACTACAAGAGGTAGAATAGTTATGACACCTCATGGGTTTATTAATGATAATGATAAAGAATTAAAAAACTATAAAGATGAAAATGGTAAAGCTTGGAAAGATATTTTAGGTGGAACTGATTTTCAAATAGTTGAAGAGGAGCAAGATTATAATGATGTAACTTCTTATATAGAAGAACCACAATAAAATTATGAAAAAGAAAGAATTACTTGAACTTCTGGGTGATACTCAGGAGAATGATAAAAGTCTGACTGAGGGTAACAGAATATTGTTATTAGATGGTCTAAATTTATTTTTTAGAAACTTTGCAATGCTTAATATGGTTAATCCTGATGGAGTTCATATTGGAGGTTTAGGTGGATTTTTTCGATCATTAGGAGCTATGATTCGTCAAACTCAACCAGATCAGGTTTATGTTGTATTTGATGGAGCGGGATCAGCAGCTAATCGTAAAAATTTAATACCAGAATATAAATCAGGTAGAAATTTACAAAGAATTACTAATTGGGAGGTGTTTGAAAATTTAGAAGATGAAGATGATTCTAAAATAGATCAAATGGTTAGAGTTATACAATATTTAAAAACACTCCCAGTTAAAACATTAACTTTAGATAAGGCTGAAGCAGATGATATTATTGCATATTTAAGTAATAAATTACCAAATCACAAAGATGATCAAGTATTTATAGTATCTAGTGATAAAGATTTCTTACAATTGATTTCCAAAAATGTTGTAGTATATAGACCTATAGAAAAAAAATATTATACTGAAAAAGTAATGAAAGAAAAGTATAATATGCCAGCTCAAAATTTTATTTTATATAAAACCCTATTAGGAGATAACTCTGATAAAATTAAAGGAGTTAAAGGATTAGGTGAAAAAGGTATATTTAAAAAATTTCCTGAGTTAACAGAAGGTATTTTAACTTTTGATGATATATTTAAAATATGTGAAAATAAATTTAAAGACCATGTAGTATATGCTCGTATAATACAGAGTGTTGAAGATCTAGAAAAAAATTATAAAGTAATGGATCTAAGTAATCCAATGTTAGGAACAAATGATAAAGAATATTTAGATAGGATTGTAGAATCAAAAGATTTAAATTATATTCCTGACCAATTTATAGCATTATATAATGAAGATAAATTAGGTGGGATGATTAGAAATTTAGATTTTTGGTTAGATGATGTTTTTGAAAAATTAGTTACAAATAAATAAGTTATATGACATTAAAAAGTATTCAAGAGTACGGAAAAGAATTTCAAATAAAGGTTTTATCTTCTTTATTAACACATAAAGAATTTTTAACAAACATATATGATATTTTAAATGAAGAAGATTTTAATAATCAAGCCCATAGATGGATTATTAAAGAAATACTAAAATACTATGACAAATACCATACAGTTCCCTCTTTAGATATTTTAAAAGTTGAAATTAAAAAAATTGAAAATGAAGTATTACAAATATCAGTTCAAGAACAATTAAGAGAAGCTTATATAGCAAGTGATGATGATTTAGAGTATGTACAAGAAGAATTTTCTGCTTTTTGCAAAAACCAACAACTCAAAAAAGCACTATTATCTTCAGTTGATTTATTAAAAGCCGGAGATTATGATTCTATAAAATTATTAGTAGAAAATGCTTTAAGAGCAGGAAATGACAAAAATATAGGTCATGAATATAATTTAGATATTGAAACTAGATATAGAGAAGATACAAGAAATCCAATACCCACACCTTGGGATAGAATAAATGAATTATTACAAGGTGGATTAGGACAGGGAGATTTTGGTTTAATATTTGGAAATCCAGGAGGAGGAAAAAGTTGGTCTTTAGTGGCATTAGGAGGATTTGCCGTTAGAGCAGGTTATAATGTTTTACATTATACTTTAGAATTAGGTGAAGATTATGTAGGTAGAAGATATGATGCGTTTTTCACTCAAATTCCTGTAAACCATATAATGCAAAATAAAGATAAAGTAGAAGAAGTAATACCTCAAATACCAGGTAAATTAGTTATAAAAGAATTTCCAATGGGGAAGGCAACTATACATACTGTAGAATCACATATTAGAAAATGTCATGATTTAGATATTAAACCTGATTTAGTGATAATAGATTATGTTGATCTTCTAGCAACAAGAAAAAGAACAAATGACCGTAAGGGAGAAATAGATGATATTTATACAAGCACTAAAGGACTTGCCCGAGAATTAAAAGTACCAATCTGGTCAGTTTCTCAAGTTAATAGAGCAGGTGCTAAAGATGATGTTATAGAAGGAGATAAAGCAGCAGGAAGTTATGATAAAATTATGATAACTGATTTTTGTTTATCATTATCTAGAAAAGCAAAAGACAAAGTAAATGGCACCGGTAGGTTTCATGTAATGAAAAATAGATACGGAATGGATGGTTTAACATTTGGAGTAAAAGCTAATACATCAACTGGACATTTTTCAGTTCATGATTATAATGAGGATGATGAATTAGTATCTAATTTACAAACAGAATCTCTTTCAACATCTGATTTTAATAATTATGATAAAGACCATTTAAAAGGTCAAAATATAACAGAGAATTTTTTTATGAATCAATAAACCTTAACACATATGGCAAAATCAAGATTACTTCAGGAAAGAATAGTTTATAAACCATTTGAATATCAAGCAGCAGCTGATTACTGGTTAAAACAACAACAAGCTCATTGGTTACATACTGAAGTACCAATGATGTCTGATATAAATGATTGGAAACAAAATCTATCAGAAACAGAAAAAAATATAGTAGGAACTATTTTAAAAGGATTTGCACAAACTGAAACAGTAGTAAATGATTACTGGTCAGGATTAGTAACAAAATGGTTTCGAAAACCTGAAATAATAATGATGGCCACAACATTTGGAGCTTTTGAAACAATACATGCTGAAGCTTATTCTTTACTTAATGAGGAATTAGGATTGGATGATTTTAGTGAATTTTTAGAGGATGAAACTACAATGGCCAAGATTGAAAATTTAATGAATGTGAGAGATAATTTTAATGGGGAAAAAGATTGGCATGAGATAGCCAAATCATTAGCTGTATTTTCAGCTTTCACAGAAGGAGTAAATTTATTTTCTTCATTTGCAGTTTTATTATCTTTTAAAATGCAAAATAAACTTAAAGGTGTAGGCCAAATAGTAGAATGGAGTATTAGAGATGAATCATTACATTCAGAAGCAGGATGTTGGTTATTTAGAACATTAATAAAAGAAAACCCAGATTTAAATACACCAGAATTAGAAGCAGCAATTAATGAGGCAGCTTTATTATCACTACAATTAGAACTTAATTTCATAGAAAAAGTTTATGAATTAGGAGATTTAGAAGGTTGTTCTAAATACAACTTAACTAACTTTATAAAAAACAGAGTTAATACAAAATTAGCTGATTTAGGTTACACTCCTATTTTAACTGATATAGATATGAAAGCAGTTAATGAAATGAAATGGTTTGATTCTTTAAGCGCAGGAAAACAACATACAGATTTCTTTGCAAATAGAGTAACAAATTATAGTAAGGGACACTTAGAATGGGACGCAGCATCAATATTTTAATTTATGGATAACAATTTAATATCAGATTACAAACAATGGGAAAAAGGTAGAGACTATCCCGAATGGATGGATGAAGTAGCTTTATCTACAATCTCAAAAGGTTATTTAATGCCAGGTGAAACACCTAAAAAAGCATATAGAAGAGTAGCATCAGCAGTAGCTATGAGACTAAATAGACCAGATTTAGAAATAAAATTCTTTAAATATATTTGGAATGGTTGGATAGGATTAGCTTCACCTGTTTTATCAAATACAGGAACAGATAGAGGATTACCAATTTCATGTTTTGGAATTGATACCCCTGACTCTATTAGAGGTATAGGTTTAACAAATGCAGAATTAATGCGTTTAACTTCTTATGGAGGAGGAGTTGGAATTGGTTTAAATAGAATTAGACCTAGAGGAACAACTATTAAAGGAAATGGAAAATCAGAAGGAATAGTTCCTTGGTCAAAAATTTATGATTCAACTATAATAGCTACAAATCAGGGTAGTGTACGAAGAGGAGCAGCTAGTGTTAATTTAGATGTAACTCACCCTGATATTAAGGAATATCTTCAAATAAGACGACCAAAAGGTGATCCAAACAGACAATGTTTAAATTTACATCAATGTGTAGTTGTAGAGGATTCTTTTATGAGAAAATTGAATGATAGAGATCAAGAAGCTATGGAATTATGGTTAGAAATTCTAAAATCAAGAATGGAAACTGGTGAACCTTATATAATGTTTAAAGATAATGTTAATAAAGATAATCCAATGGCTTATCTAATGAACAATTTAGATGTTTCCATGACTAATATATGTTCAGAAATAACATTACACACAGATGAAGAACATAGTTTTATATGTTGTTTATCATCTTTAAACTTAGCTAAATATGATGAATGGAAAAATACAGATGTTGTAGAAACTGCTATATATTTTCTAGATGGTGTAATGCAAGAATTTATAGATAAAACAGAAGGTAAAGCCTCTATGAAACGTACTAATAGACATGCAGTTAAAGGAAGAGCTTTAGGATTAGGTGTAATGGGTTGGCATACATTCTTACAACAAAAAGATTTACCATTTAATTCTATTTCATCAACAGCTTGGACCCATACAGTTTTCTCACAGATAAAATTAAAAGCAGAAACCGCTTCACGTCAATTAGCTGAGGAATATGGAGAACCTTTATGGTGTAAAGGTACAGGTATGAGAAACACTCACCTATTAGCTGTAGCACCTACAGTATCTAATTCTAGAATATCAGGATGTTCAGCAGGAATTGAACCACAACCCGCTAATGTTTATACATTCAATGGTGCAAAAGGTACTTTTATTGTTAAAAATAAAGAATTAGTTAATAAATTAAAAGAAACAAAATCAAACACAGAAAAAGTATGGGATCAAATTTTAGCAGATAATGGGTCTGTACAAAATTTACCTGAAGAAATATTATCAGCTGAAGATAAAGAAGTGTTCTTAACATTTCCAGAAATAAACCAATTAGGCTTAGTTCAACAAGCAGCTATTAGGCAAAAATATATAGACCAAACACAATCTTTAAATTTATCATTTGACCCAACAGATTCTCCAAGATGGATAAATCAAGTACATATAGAAGCTTGGAAATTAGGAGTAAAAACATTATATTATCTAAGAACTGATTCTGTTATTAAAGGTGACTTAGGGTCTAGAATGGCTGAATGTACATCTTGTGATGGATAGTAATATTTATAATAAACCAAGTTTTAAAAAATAGTTTTATGGGATTAATTAAAAATATAAAACAAAAACTTATGGCTTTTAGAGATATGTTCAAAGATGAAAATGACATTAATGAAAAAAATGTTGTTGGATTCGCTTCATTTGCTGTTATGGCATTATTTGCTATTGTAGACCTTGCAACAGGTGTATATGGTAAGGAAATTGCTATTTCAGAATATATTTACAATTCTTTTGTAATAATTACTTTAGGTTGTTTTGGTATATCTGAAGTAGGAAAAATGTTTGGTAAAAAAGAAGATAAAACAGATAAAAAATAAAATATGGTTTTAAAAATAGGTGATAAAGGTGATAATGTAAAAAAACTCCAAGAATTACTTCAAATTAAAGCAGATGGGAATTTTGGCCCAGCTACACAATTATCAGTAATGAAATTCCAGGGTCAAAGGGGTTTAAAAGTTGATGGCATTGTTGGTCCAAAAACTTGGAAAATTCTTCAACCTTCAACTCCTACAAAAGGAGAATATGTTTGGATTTTAGACAATGGTCATGGTGGTATAATAGATGGAGAATATCAAACACCAGGTAAAAGATCACCAAAATGGGAAGATGGTACACAATTATTTGAAGGTGAATTTAACAGAGCTGTTGTAAAAAGAATAATTAAACTTTGTGATGAAGCTGGTATAGAATGTATTAATTTAGTTGACACTGAAAAAGATTTATCTTTAAGGTGGAGAACTGATAAAGCAAATGACATTTTTAGAGAAAGACAACAAAGTGATGGGAAAAAATGTATTTATGTTTCTGTACATGCTAATGGCTTTACAAAAGAATCAGCCCATGGTTGGTCAGTTTATACTACAGTAGGGGAAACTAAATCAGATAAAATAGCTCAAATATTACATGAAAAAGCAAAAGCTGAATTTCCTACACATAAAATGAGAATGGATTCAAGGGATGGAGATGCTGATAAAGAAGCTAATTTTTGGGTGTTAAGAAAAGTAGTAATGCCATCAATTTTATCAGAAAATTTCTTTATGACTAATAGAGAAGAATCTAAATTATTATTAAGTGAAGAAGGCAGAGATAGAATAGCCAAAATTCACTTTGAAATGATCCAAGAAGTAGAGGATAAAAAATTAGTTTAGTATGTTAAAGAAAATCTCAGAAAGAATATTTCCCTTTCTGATAGCTCTTTCCGCGCTATCAGTCTCTGCTTCAGCAGCATTTTACTCAATTAGTGGATTAAGTAAATTATTTGCAGGAGCAGCATTTGCAGTTATAGTAATGGCAGCTTCATTAGAAGTAGCTAAATTAGTAATAGCATCTTTACTTTACCAATACAGAAAAACATTACCATTTTTACTTAAAGCTTATTTATCTATTGCTTGTATTGTATTAATATTAATTACTTCAATGGGAATATATGGATTTTTATCTGCTGCTTACCAAGATACAGCGAATAAAGAAGGTAATGTTGAAGCTCGAATAGTGTTAATAGAAACTAAAAGAGATAATGTTAAAGAACAATTAGAAGTTTATACTGAAGAAAAAACATCTATAAATGAAGCAGTAGCTGAACTTAGAAAGGGTTTATCTAACAATAAAGTACAGTGGAGAGATAAAGAAACTAATCAAATTATTACCTCAACATCATCATCAACACGTAAGGCATTAACTAGACAATTAGATCAAGCTATAGAAAGACAAACTGAGGTAAATGCTAAAGTAGATGAATTAAATGAAAAAATATTTAATTTTGAAACAGAAATAGTAGAAACTCGAATAGAAGAAGGAGCAACAAGTGAATTAGGCCCTTTAAAATACCTATCAGGTTTAACAGGTTTACCTATGGATAAGATTATAAACTATTTACTTTTAGTTATAATATTTGTATTTGATCCTTTAGCAATAGCATTAGTTATAGCTGCTAATTTTGCATTTGCTAGATTAAGAAAACCAACAAAGGAAAACTTATATGGTGAAGTAGTTGAGATAGATGGGGCAGAGGGTATAGAAGTAGAACTTTCTGTACCTGAAGGTAAAGAATTTAACACTCCTTATGACATAGATGATTTAAAAAATGATATTTCTAAAGAAACAAATTTAGAAAAAGAAATTGATAATTTAGAAAAACAAAAAGAAAGAGTTATTAAAAATGATAGTACTGTTAAAAGAACAGAAGAAGGTATAAAGGAAATAGACGAGAAAATTAAAAAATTAAAAGACGAAGATAACACAATCACTTACTAAATTCGTTTGGCTCTCAGAATTTTTTTTATTATATTTAGGTATGTCTTTATATAATGTTAATGAGAAAGTAGTTTTAAAAGAAATCAAAAAATTACAACCTTTAAATTACAATCAATTCCGATGGTGGAGAAGATTTGATAGTCCAAATAAATCACTCCATAAAAATACAGATTTACTTAGGAAAATTCAAAATGGTGATTATGATTTTTCTCACTTTTTTTGGCAAGCTAAATATACTGAATTAGAGATAAATAAAATATATGATGAATGTTATCCTGATTTTACTTTATTTAATGAGAAAAATGCTTTAAATGGGGCTAGAAGAAAACGTTTATGGAATGATTTTGAAAAAGATGAAAAAGATAAATTATTACAAATTCAAAAAGAATTCTATTTAACATTTGTTATGACAAAAGAAGAAGTAAAATTAGAAATGGAAAGGTTTGGCAATTCACTAGAGAAATTTTATATTCACTGTGAAAACAAGTTCGGAAAAAGAAACAAAAAGATGTCCACTCGTGGACGTCCTAAAAAAAATAAATAAATGAAGGTATCACATGAAGCACCTATTCCCTATATGAAACAAGTTAGGGGACTAATTGATTATGATTATTGTTTACCCCATCTATTAGATGAAAGTGATGAATATTTAGATTACTTTCAAGAATCTAAAGAAATGGGACGTTATATTATTATGGATAACTCCTTACATGAATTGGGAGAACCATATAAAGAAGAACGTTTATGGCATTGGCTAAATTATCTAAAACCTGATGAATTTATAGTGCCTGATTATTGGCAAGATAAAATAGCTACTCTAGTATCAGCTAAATCATGGTTAAAAAGAAATTATCCTGAAGAAACAACTCCTGTAGCTGTAGTTCAAGGTAAAAATGAAATGGAAGCTAGAGAATGTTATAGAATATTAAAATATCAAGGATATCAAAAAATAGCATTCAGTTATGGAGCTGATTGGTATAAATCTTATGGTGAACAATATATTGAAGATGCTAATGAAGCAGTGACAAAAGCTTATGGTAGATATAATTTTATAAAAGAATTACATGAAGATAGAACCATTAATAGAACTGATAGTCTTCATTTATTAGGCTGTAATATACCACAAGAATTTAGTTGGTATAAAGATATGCCTTTTATTAAATCAATAGATACATCAAACCCAGTTATACATGGTTTAGCAGGAATAAAATATAATGATTGGGGATTAGATGAAAAAATATCAACAAAAGTAGATAAATTTAAAGGGAAAGATGAACATTGGGATAAAGCAGTTTATAATATACAAAAATTTAAAGAATTTTTACCAAAATAATAAATAGTTATGCAAATAAAAAACGGAATAGAATATCACTCATTATATGAATACCTAGGTTATGCTGCGGGGCCAGAATTAGGTGATGCGGTAAATAAAGCAGCAATGAAAGAAAATCACAAGTATGTAACACAAAAGGTTAATCAAGGAGGTTACAAAGGAGAAGTATTTTGTTATACAAAAAACTTTTTAAATGAATTTTTTGCAAATCAATATAAATTATTAAGTCAATGAAACAAGCAGTATTAAGTTTAAGTGGTGGAATGGATAGTAGTACACTATTACTTCACCTATTAGCAAATGATTATAAAGTAACAGCTCTTAGTTTTGATTATGGTCAAAAACATAGGGTTGAATTAGAAAGAGCACAAGAATTAGTAGATTATTTAAATAGTAAATCAGATGTAACTTTAGTTAAAAATGATTTAGGAGAAGTTATTAAACATCTTTTTGAACCTATTACATATCAAACTATTAAATTAGATGGTCTATCTCAATTATTAAACTCAGCTTTAGTAGATGGAGGAGATGAAGTTCCTGAAGGTCATTATGAAGAAGATAATATGAAGGCAACAGTAGTTCCAAATAGAAATAAAATATTTTCTTCAATTATACAATCAGTAGCACTATCAATAGCAAATGAAACAGAATCACCTGTTAAAATAGCAATGGGTATTCACGCTGGTGATCACGCCATTTATCCTGATTGTAGACAAGAATTTAGAGATGCTGATTATAAAGCATTTTATGAAGGTAATTGGGAAGCTTATAGAGTATCAACTTATACACCTTATTTAGAAGGAGATAAATTTGATATTTTAAAAGATGGAGAATCATGTTGTGAGTGTTTAGGGATTGACTTTGATGAAGTTTATAAAAGAACAAATACAAGTTATAAACCAATTAAACATTACTATAGACCAGAAACAAATGCATTCAAATGGTATTCAGATTTTAAATCAGCATCATCAGTAGAAAGAATAGAAGCATTTATGAAATTGGGAAGACCTGATCCTGTAGAATATGCAGATGAAAATGGTCCTGTAGAATATAAAGTAGCTAAAAAACACGTAGAACAAATATTAGAAAGTCATGGCGTATAAACCAAAGAAAAAACAAAAAGATCAAATAAAAAAAGAAATTGAGGTAACTCTAAATGATATAGGTGAAAAAATAACCCAATTAGAAAAATTACCTGATGCCAAACTTCACCAATCAGTAAGTTTTATTAAATCAGGTATGAGAATAATAGGATATTGTTTTATTCCTTATAATTTAGGAATAGCAACAGCAATTTTAGTATTAAGTGAAATAATAGGAATAATAGAAGAATTAGTATAATATGGCAAAGTATCAATCAACAAAAATATTTGACAACTACTCAGTTGCAATAAGACAATGGAAAGCACAACATTCACATTGTCAGTTATTACATGGATATGCTTTAAAATTTAAAGTATGGTTTGAATCTAATACCCCAGATGATGAAAATGATGGATTAGATGATATGAATTGGATAGTAGATTATGGTGGGTTTAAAGATAAACCTGTTGGAAATGGTTTAAAATCATGGATGAACCATATGTGGGACCATACAACATTAATTCAAAAAGATGACCCATATGCAGACATATTTGAACAAATGGGTCAAATGGGATTAGCTAAAGTCCATTTTTTAGATAAAATGGGAGCTGAATCTTGCGCTAGAATAGTATATGAACATTTTAATGAAGTTTTATCTAAAACAGATGCTGGAAGATGTAAAGTAGTAAAAGTAGAATGTTTTGAGAATGATAAAAATTCTTCTATTTACTATGAAGATTAATATTTATTAGTATAATGTCAGGTCGTCTAGAGGCAGGACTCCTGGTTTTGGTCCAGGCAACGGAGGTTCGAATCCTTCCCTGACAACAAAATTCTTTACATAATGCTCCCTTCGTCTAGGGGTTAGGACGTCAGGTTTTCATCCTGGAAACAGGGGTTCGATTCCCCTAGGGAGTACAATTATTAATTGGGGGGATTAGCTCAGCTGGCTAGAGCGCCTGCCTTGCACGCAGGAGGTCATCGGTTCGACTCCGATATCCTCCACTAAAAATTATAAATTATGAAAAAATCAAAAACACCAAAAAATTATATCCATTGGGTATTCACAGACCACTATTTTAAAAACGGAAGAGGTATAGGAAAATTTATAGGTATGTTATATGGTATATTTCAAGTTATTTATGTTCCACCCCTAGTTTTAGAAGAATATTATGGAGGATGGATTCCACTATTCCCAGTTATTTTAATGTATATGACCATATGGGGATTTTTAATAGGTATAACTTGGCAACCCTATAATATTTATAAAAAGTTAAAAAGAATGAATTGGTGGGATAGGATAGAAAATGATTTAAAATAAGTTTGTATTCCCCTAAAATAAATGTTATATTAACCGCAGTGAATGAAAAACCACTATAAAAAATTTACAATATGTTAAAAAGAATAAAGGATTACAATAAAGTACTCCCTGTATTAGAATTATATAGGTGTGTACAATCAGAAGGGTCAAGATTTGGAAGGCCCACAATAGCAGTAAGAACAACAGGATGTACACATAGATGCTACTTTGGAGAAGGTGGATGGTGTGATTCTTGGTATACAAGTATTCATCCTGAAAAAGGCACATTTACATTTAATGATATTATCAAAATATATGATGATAATCCTCATGTGAATGAAATGATGCTAACAGGTGGGTCACCTACTATGCATCCAGCTTTAGTTAATGAATTAACACATTTTGCAAATGAAAGAGATATTCTTATTACAATCGAAACTGAAGGTTCTCATTTTCTTGAAACTGACCACCCCTTGGATCTTATTAGTCTTAGCCCTAAGTTTTCTAATTCAGTTCCTATGCCCGGGACTACCACTCCTAATGGTGCGTTGGTTGATGAAAGGATGGTCAAAGTCCACAACCGACTTAGATTAAATAAAGATGCTATTAGAAAAACACTAGATTATCATAAAGATTATCATTTCAAACCAGTATGGGATGGTACAGATGAAAATTTAGAAGAAATAGAAGCTTTTAGAATTGAAATGGAAATTCCAAAATATAAAACTTTTATGATGCCAGCTGGAGATACTAGAGAAACATTAATTAAAATGTACCCTAAGGTATTTAGATTATGTGAGGAAAAAGGATACAATATGACTGGTAGGGATCATATAATAGCATTTGATACAGAACGAGGAGTATGATAGAGGAAGCTTTAGAGATACTAGAAGAAATAGAAAGTAATGTTAGTATTTGTTGTGCCATAACTATGGACCCAGAAGAAGTAGAAGATTTAATTTTTAAATTAAAAGAAATATTACAAGAATTAAATAATAACTAATTTTAATATTTGTTTGGCTATTAAATAAATAGATGTTATATTTAAGCAAAATTAAATAAATGAATAAACATTATGTAGATTGGAGTGAAATAAATGCTTTAGTTTTTAGGCTATGTCATAGAATAAAAACATCAGAACTAAAATTTAAAAACATATATGGATTACCAAGAGGAGGATTAATACCTGCTGTTATGTTATCTCATAGATTAGAAATTCCTTTAGTTAAAGGTGATATAGGCCCTGATACTTTAATTGTAGATGACATATGTGATAGTGGAGAAACATTAGATAAGTTTATAATAAAATATCAAACTTTATATTCATTTCCATTTAATCTTAAAACAGCGGTTTTACATTACAAACCTCATACTTCATGTTTTGAACCTACTTTTAATGCTAAAAAATGGGATAAAGATGATTGGTTAGTATATCCTTGGGAAACAGAAAACTCAGAACCTATACAAGATTATAAAGTAAAGATTGGCCAAGTTGAAAATTATTAATATATTTAAATAAAATTAAAACAATATGAGTGTAAAAAGTACAATAAAAACAAAATTTGTTAAAAAATATGAATGGGTAGGAGATGTAGACTCTTATGTAGAACCAGATTCAAATGAACATTCAGAAAAATACAATGAACCAAATAGGGATTATGATTCAAAGTATAAACCAACTAAGGATGACATCAAAACATTCCCTGATTTACAGAATGGCCCTTCATCATTAATACAGGGTTCTCCTGTAGAAATACAACAAGTAGGGATTCATAATTTTAGATTACCTTTAAGATATAAAACAAGAGATAATGGTGATATAGAATTAGAAACTAAAGTAACAGGAACTGTATCACTTGAAGCACATAAAAAAGGAATAAATATGTCTCGTATTATGAGATCATTTTATGAATTTAAAAATGATACTTTTAGTATAGATAAATTAGAAACAGTTTTATCTGCTTATCAAGATAAATTAAAATCATTTGATTCTAAAATAGCACTCAAATTCTCATATCCTATAATTCAAAAATCACTAAGATCAGATAATGAGGGATATCAATATTATGATGTTACTTTAGAGGGTGATTTAAATAAACAAGGTGAATTAAGAAAAATAATTCATTTTGATTTTGTATATTCATCAGCTTGTCCATGTTCTTATGAATTAGCTGAATTTGCTAGGAAATATAGAAACAAAGCAACAGTATCCCATTCACAAAGATCAGTAACTAGAGTATCAATTGAATTTGATGAAATGGTTTGGATAGAAGAATTACAAGAAATGTGTGCTAAAGCATTACAAACAGAAACACAAGTAGTTGTTAAAAGAGAAGATGAAATGGCATTTGCTGAATTAAATGGATCATATTTAAAATTTGTTGAAGACGCAGCTAGATTGTTATATGAACAATTAATTGAAGATAAAAGAATTAAAGATTTTAGAGTAATATGTTCACATCAAGAATCATTACATTCACATGATGCTGTATCAGTTATATTAGCTCCAAATAGTAAATTTTGTGGAGATGTACCTCATGAATTATGGTCAAGTTTAATACATATTTCTTGAAACCTATAAAAAAAATAAAGGCTACAATGAAAGAAATTTATGATGCGATGCGTCCAAATGTTTATCGTAACCGAAAAAAATACACAAGAAAAAATAAACATAAAAATAAAAGTTATGACAAAAGTTAAAAAAAGAACATTAAATGAGTATAGACAAGTAAAAGATGCTTCTTATACCCCACCAAAAAAAGGACAAAAATTTGAAATACCAAAATTTGATCCCCAAACAGGAGAACTAAATCCTTATTATTTAGAATTAACAGGAAAAGATAGTTTCAATCAATTAGAAATACCTTTTGAATTCCAAACTGATAATGTAGACTTTGTAAATGAAGTAGAAGAATTTAATAGAACTTTTGGTAAACCGAATAATTATAAACCAACAATACCAGCCAAAAAAGAATGGCAATTTGTATATGATTTTATACTCGAAGAACTTGAAGAATATAAAGAAGCATGCGAGCGAGGTGACATCGTGGAAGTTTTGGATGCTTTGTGTGATATTACTTACGTTTCCCTTGGGAACGGTGTTATGTTACATGGCCTTAAGGATAAGATTTGGCCCGCGTATCAAGAAGTACAAGATTCAAATATGTCAAAATCTTGTAAAACTAAAGAAGAAGCAATCAAAACTGTCTATAAAAGAAGTGAGGAACAAGGTGAGGAATGTCATTTTGAAAAAGTAGGAGATAGATATGTTGTTTATAGAACAAGAGATAGAAAAGTAATGAAATCAATAAATTACTTTAGACCTGATTTACATCAATTTTTCACACCAGAAGAAACTGAAGGAGCAATTAAGAATGTATAAAAAATGTTATGCTAAAAAAATAAAGGGTAGTCTAAATCAATTTGAAATAGATTTGTGGACAGACTCAGGACATGAAAAATTAGAATGGACTAATTATGCTTATAAAGAATGTCATGAAGCAGATGCTACCCATATAGGTTTAAATGGTCACCCCTTGATAAAAACTCAAAAATGGAAAAGAGGTGATGATAAAATCCACTTCAATGATATGAAACCTTATCAGAAGTTCCTGATAGAAAAATATGGAACAAATGATGAGGTTTCTACAACTCACAATGAAATGTTTTTTGATATTGAAACTGAAATGGGGGATGCCTTAACAGTTGAATATATAGAATCTGCGCCTAAGAAAGTAACATCTATTGCTTGGTATGATAAAAGGGTTGACCAATGGGGAATACTAATTTTAGACCCTAAAAAACAATTAGAACATACTAAAGCTAGAAATAAAGAAATAACACCAGTACTTACAGAACATGATTTACTAATGAAATTTTTAGGTAAATTAGAAGAAATTGAACCTGATATTTTAGTAGGATATAATAGTGATTATTTTGATATACCTTATCTATATTACAGAATGTGTAATGTATTAGGCCCAGAATTAGCTAGAAGAATATCACCTTTAGGTAGAGTAAAATGTAGAAAAGGAAATGAATATTGGTTTAAAAAAGATACATTTGTGACTATTGAAGGAATTGAATCTTTGGATTATATTAGAATGCATAGAAAATATAGTTGGGCAGATGAACCAAGTTGGAAATTAGATGCTATTGGAGAAAAATATGCTGGTGTAAATAAAATTGAATATGAGGGCTCATTAGATAGATTATTTGAAACTGATATTCATAAATTTATAGAGTATAACTTTATGGATGTTAAAATCTTAGTTGAACTAGATAAAAAATTAGAATACTTAGCCCTAACAAAAAATCTATCCCATAAAGGTAAACATAATTATAGTGAAGTATATGCTAATACTAACACACAAGATGGCGCAATTTCAGCTTACTTATTAGGTAAAGGAATTATACCACCAAACAAAGATCCACATATCAATTACAAAGATAGTTATGCTGGTGGTTATTTATTTTGTCCTAAAGCAGGAATCTATAATTATATGTTTGATGAGGATTTAACATCACTATATCCTTCAATTATCATGTCTTTAAACATAGGTAAAGAAACATTAATGGCTCGTATAATAGATGCTGATGATAGAAATAATAGATTAGGATTAAATGATTTGATTCAAAAAGATCCAAATGAAACCGTTCTTATAAGAAATAATAAAGATCAAAGAGCTGAATTAACAATAGGTCAATTGCTAAAATTTATTAAAGAAAAAAGATGGACAATATCAGCAAATGGTACAATGTATGCTACAAATAGACAATCAGTTTTATCTACAATTTTAGCTAAATGGTTTAATGAAAGAGTAAAATATAAAAAAGCTAAGAAGAAAGCAGCTAAAGCTAAGGATAAAGATTTAGAGGCTTCATTTCATATGAAACAATATACAATGAAAATTTTGCTAAATAGTTTATATGGTGCCACAGCTTTAAGTAGTTTTAGATATGGTAATAGAGTATTATCAAAATCAATCACATTAGCAGGACAAAGAATTATTCAAGAAAGCGCTTTATGTGCTAATAGACATATGAATAAAGTTATAAAAGGTGAAATTGAATTAAATTTAAATCAAAAATCAAAACCAAATAAAAAAGAAAGAACTAACGATCCTAAAATTGAAAGAAATATAAGCCCAAGACCTTATGGAATTTAAAACTAAAATATATGCTGAGTAAACAATCAATTAGAAAAGAACATACCATTTATTTAAATAATGTTCAAATGACTAAAGAAGAAATTATTGAAATATCAAAAGATTTTAATGAGAAAGAAGAGTTACATTTTAGAAAGATGTTAAAGCAGGGTGGAACACTTAAAATCAAAGAATTAGTGTTTGATATTAAAAGATATGAATATAAACAAAGGAATAGCAAAGGTGAATTTGATGAACCAGCTAGACCACACAGACCAGAAGATTGGGAATGAAACATTTAGAAGACACACCATGGTGGATTTGCGATCCTGAAGACGAAAATTATTGTGCTTATGTAGATACAGATAGTAATTATTTTCACGCTGAACCTGTACTTAGACATTTATATCCTAATTTAGATGAAATGTCTGATCAAGAAAAAGACAATAAATTAGAAGAAATAGCTTTAGCTTATCAAGATATTATAACAGACCATTATGATATTTTAGCTAAGGAGACATTTAACGTTCATAAATTTCCTTGGTTTAAAGATAGAGAAAAAGACCATTGGTTAGAAATGAAAACTGAATGTATAATAAGATCAGGTTATTTTAGAGCCACTAGAAGATATGCTCAATGGATTACTAAACAAGAGGGTGTTGAGAAAGAAACACTTGATATTAAAGGACTAGAATTTAAAAAAGCTAATTTTCCTCCTATATTAGGTAAATTTTTTAAAAGTGCTTTAATTGATGTTCTAAAAGGAACACAACAAGAAGAAATTGACCAAAGAGTAAAAGCATTTAAAAAAGAAATATTAGAAGGTAAAATACCTTTAACACAATTGGGTAACCCAACATCAGTAAAAACATTAAACAAATACACAGAAAGAAAAGCTAGGGCTGGAGAAATGTTTTCTGTGATAGCTAAAGGAGCACCTGCTTCTGTTAAAGCAACAATAGCCTATAATGATTTAATTAGGTTTTGGAATTTAAGTGGAAAGCACAGTTATATAGCACAAGGTGATAAGGTTAAATGGATTTATTTAAAACCAAACACCTACCAAATTGAGGCCCTAGCTTTTTTAGAATTTGATTTACCTAAAAAAATAAAAGATTTTTTAGAAGAATATGCTGATAGAAAAAAAGTATTTGAAAGTATATTATTAAATAAATTAGAAGGATTCTATTCAGATTTAGGATGGAATTTAAATTTAAACCCTTATATTAATAAGTTTTTTGAATTATGATAAATAAAAATATATTACAAAATGTTATCTCTAAATATTATTTAGGTGAGATAGAAAGAGTAAAATGGGAAATTGAAGATAACCAATTAACAGTTAATTTTATAACTCCAAGCAGAATGGTGTTAGGTAGTGTGAAATGTAATGATTTTCCATTAGAAAACGCTGATTTAGCTATATATCATACTAAAAAATTATCAAACCTTATTTCAATATGTAACGGAGATTTACTATTAGAGTTAGAAAAACAAAAGGAAATGTTATTAAAACTTAATATATCTGATTCTAACTTTAATTTATCTTATGCATTATCAGATCCATTATTAATTAAAAGTACAGGTAAAGCAAAACCAGTAGAAGGTTGGGACATTGAATTAGAAATGACAAGAAATGAAATAGGTAACATATTAAAAGCTAAAAGCGCTTTATCTGAAATTGATAATATGTTAGTTACATCTACAAAAGATTTAGATGGAGAAGATGTTTGTGAGTTTGTGTTTGGAGATGAAGCAGGACATAATAATAAAATAACTTACCAATTGAAAGGTAAAATAGACAAAGAAAATATTAAAATTAGATACAACTCAGATATGTTAAAAACAATATTAAATGCTAATAAAGATGTAGATGATGGAGTATTTAAAATATCCAAAGAAGGATTAATGCATTTATCATTTAAAAATGATGAAATTGAAAGTGAATATTACATGGTTCCACAAGAAGATGGAGTTTTGTAAATAGAAAATTTTTTATATATATTTATTAATGCAAAACTTAGGATGCAAAACCGGCTCACCAAAATGGGAGCTATTTTATTAACAAAACATAAATTTAAGAATTATGACTTATCTAAGAGAAATAGAACAAGGCCTAGCGCCAAGAATAACATCACCTTTTGACATACTTGTTAGAAATTTCTTCAACACCGAAGAACCTTTTCACCCTTTACAATCAATTAAACTTAAACATCCAGTTGATGTTTATGAAGATAATGATGGTCTTCATTTGGAAGTAGCTTGTACTGGGTTGACTAAAGAAGATGTAAACCTTGATATCGAGGGAGACATTTTAAAAGTTAGCTATACAAAACCTGAAAATGAGGATATTAATAGAGAATATCACTACTCAGGTATAGCTAAAAGATCATTCAATTTTGGTTACAAAGTAGCTAATAAATTTAGATTATCTGAAGCTGAAGCTAAAATGGAGAATGGATTATTAACAGTTACAGTTCCATATTCTCCTCATGTAGTAACAAAACCACTATCAATAAAAATTAAGTAAGAAAATCGCATCCTAGGTTTTGCTTATTAAGATATTTTTATTATATTCATTTAAACATTATAAAACAACGTTATGACAGAATTAGAAGCATTATTTGATGCAGTTATAGTTAAACCTCAAGAAGAAGAGGAAACTCAATATGGCTCAATAGTAGTACCTGATCTAGGTAAAGATAGAAATGAACATGGCACAGTAGTAGCTGTGGGGCCTGGAAGACATGTAGGTGGAGTAGGTTTTGTAGAAACTGAAATTAAAATAGGAGACAATGTTATTTTACCTACCATAGGATTCACTAAATTAGAACACAAAGGAGAAGAATATTATATTGGCCAAGAAAATCAAATCTTAGCCAGAGTTAAAAAAGAGGTTAATGTTGAAGATATTTTAGCAGAAACAGAAGTTACACCAGAAGAAATAAAAGAAATAAAAGAAAGATTAGAAAATGAGTAAAATTATAGAATTTGGCCCTGAAGCCAGAAAAAAACTAGTAAAAGGAATAGACCAAATAGCGGATGCTGTAGTATCTACATTAGGTCCAAATGGTAGAAATGTTATTATTTCAAAACAAAATGAAACTCCACAATCAACAAAAGATGGAGTAACAGTAGCTAAAAATATATCATTAGAAGATCCAACTGAAGAATTAGGTGTTCAAATGCTTAAACAAGCAGCTATTAAAACAGCTGATAATGCAGGAGATGGTACAACTACTTCTACTTTATTAGCTAGAGAAATAGTTAAAGAAGGTTTAAGTGCTTTAGATAAAAAAGCTAATGCTGTTGATATTAAAAGAGGAATAGATGCCGCTGTAAAGCAAGTTGTAAAACAATTAAGAACAATTAATGAAGATATTTCATCACCAGAACAATTAGAACAAGTAGCTACAATTTCAGCTAACAATGATGAAAAAGTAGGAAAACTTATTTCTAGAGCTATGGAAAAAGTAGGCAGAGAAGGTGTTGTTCATATTGAAGAATCTAAAACCGGAGAAACATATCTTGAAACAGTTGAAGGGATGCAATTCAATAGAGGATTTAAATCACCTTATTTTGTTACAAATAATAATAATATGACATCTACTTTAAATGATTGTTATGTTTTAATTGCTGATCATACTTTTACACAAGTAAAAGAATTACTACCAATATTAGAAAGTGTATCAAATACAAATAAATCACTTTTAATCATTGCTAAAGATATAGATAATGAAGCATTAGCTACTCTTATAGTAAATAAAATGAGAGGTACATTAAAAGTATGTGCTGTTAAAGCTCCTGAATTTGGAGATAGACAAAAATTAGTTTTAGATGATATAGCTGTATTAACTGGGGGTCAAGTATTTTCTAAAGAAAAAGGAATGAAACTTGAAAAATTTAGTTGGGAATGGTTTGGTGAAGCTAGAGTTGCTACAATCACTAAAGAAAAAACAACTATTGTAGATGGTAAAGGTAAAGAAGAAGATATTAATAATAGAGTAGAAGAACTATCAAACCAAATTGAACACTCAGAAACACCATTTGAAATGGAGAGTTTACAAAATAGAATGTCTAAATTTGTAGGTGGGGTAGCTATAGTTCATGTAGGTGGAAATACTGAAACTGAAATGAATGAGAAGAAAGATAGAGTTGATGATGCTTTAAATGCTACAAAAGCCGCAATTGAGGAAGGAATATTACCTGGAGGTGGAGTTGCCTTATTAGGAGCTTCATTAAAAGTAGAATGCACAGGTAACCCAGATTTTTTGTTTGGTGTTGATATTGTTAAAAAAGCATGTAAAAAACCATTTTTTCAAATTTTATTTAATGCTGGTTTTGATTATGAAGATGCTAGAGAAATATCATTAGAAGTAGAAGATTTAGATTGGGTTGGATATGATATTAAAAATTATGAAAATGTTAACTTAAAAGATGCGGGAATTATTGATCCATTTAAAGTAACAAGAAATGCTTTAGAAAATGCAGCTTCAATAGCAGGAACAATTCTATTAACAGAGGCAACAATAGTTGACAAACCGAAAGAAAATAATATGCCAGAAATTGATCCCGCTGCAATGATGGGAGGAATGATGTAATATGGTTTTAGAATTAATATTTTTAATAAGTTGTTTTATATTGACAATCCTTAAAGACGAAATATGAAAACAAAAGTTATAGAAAGAAATGAATTAATAGCTACTAGAGTACCACCTGGAGACAGATGGACTCTAGTAGATGATTCAAAAAAAGTAATTCATAAATCCTTAACAGATACTTTGGAATCCTACTTAGGGATCACTAACTTTAAAGGTGAATATAGGCTAGACCCTATTGGAAGTAAATTATACGCTATTAAAACTTCTGAGGAAGAGGTCAAACCTGAACCAATAAAAAAGTATAACATTTATGGAGATGAATATTAAAATTAATGAGTCCTAAATTACCTAAAAAATAATGCTTATGGAAAATTTAGATATAATTATAGGAACCCTGATTGGATCAGGTTTAACTGCTTTAGTGGCAATTTTTGTTACTAGGGTTTCAAATCGATTTAAACAGGTAAATGAAGACTTACAAAGTGTAAGTAGAGATCACTCAACTAGTTTGGATGCTGTGTATGATAGTAATTCAAGAGAAGTTGAGAATATATATAGAGAAATTGATTCTCAAATTAATAAACTAGAATCTAGATTGGTAAAACAATTTAAAGATTATAATTACAATAAATAATTAACCCAATTTAGGACTCTTAATTTTATGAAAGACCACACATTATTAGTAGAAAAATATCGATCTAACACTCTTGATGAATATGTAGGTAATAACCATATTAAAACCCAAATACAAAAATACTTAGACCAGGATGATATTCAAAACTTCATTTTTTATGGCCCTGCTGGTACAGGGAAAACTACTCTCGCTAAACTCATTGTTAATAATTTGGACTGCGATTACTTATACATTAACGCTTCTGATGAACGGGGTATCGAAACTATTAGGGATAAAGTCACCAACTTCTCAAGTACTGCTTCGTTTCGACAGATCAAAGTTGTCATACTCGATGAGGCAGATTTCCTCACAATTCAAGCGCAAGCATCATTAAGAAATGTAATAGAAACATTTTCTAGGAATACACGTTTTATTATGACGTGTAATTTTATAGAGAGGATAATAGATCCACTACAATCAAGATGCCAAGTACTAAAAATAGTACCCCCAAGTAAAAAAGAAGTAGCAAAACATTTAAAAGAAATATTAGATACAGAACAAACAAAATTCAAAGTTGAAGCTCTCGTTAACATAGTTAACACACATCATCCGGATATACGAAAAATGTTAAACACAATTCAGTTATCTACTAAAGATAATGAGTTAGTACTAGATGAATCAATCATAGTATCATCCAATTATATAAAACAAGTTATAACAGAATTAAAAAACCCAAAAACAGATTATCGAAAGTTAAGACAAATAATTGCTGACTCGGGAGTTAAAGATTTTGAAGAATTATATAGATCATTATTTGACCAAGCAGGAGAGTATGCTAAAGGTAGAGAGGGTAGTGTAGCTATGATTTTAAATGAACATCAATATCATTCAAATTTTAGAATTGATAAGGAAATTAATATAGCAAGTGCTTTAGCAAAAATAATAGAAACCAAAAAACCACAAGTAATATGAAAAATATAAAATGGTGTGGGTATGAATGGCTTCCAAGAGAAAAATGGGGGAAATTTCACCCCATAAAGCCATATTGTCATTATGACCCTGAAGCTATAGATTGTGATGAAGATGAAAATTTAATATTAAAAACTCATGTTAATCCAAAAAGATTAAAACATCCCCATACTAAAAAATTTATTAAGATACCAATAGGAGTAGGATTAATAACTAGTAAAAAAGGATTTGATTATGGTTATTTTGAAATAGAAGCTAAATTACCTAAAGGTAAAAATTTATGGCCTGCTTTTTGGATGAGTCCTTTTGAAAGTTGGCCTCCTGAAATAGATGTATTTGAAGGTTATACTAAAGAAAAAGATAATTACTTTCATTTTAATTGGAAAAATCCATTTGGTTTCTGGAGAGTAGAAACTAATTTCCATTGTGGTAAAGAGCCTGAAAATTATAATTTAGGGGCTAAAACACATTGGTTAGGGTTTAAAGACCCAATAAAACATTTTAACAAATATGGATGCCTATGGACACCAGATAAAATAGAAATATTCTATAATGGTAGATTAGTTAGAAAATTAACTGATAAAAAATTATTAAAAGAATATCATGATAAATCTATGTGTGTTAAAATTAATGCTCATGTAGATAAAAATGTAGATAAAGAAAATCACAAAACAACAAAATATATAATTAAAAATTTCAAATACGAAAAATTATGAATGCACCACAACAACAAGGTCTAAATATAGATTTTAAAAACACAACATCAATAGAAGGATTTAATGGCGGTAAATTATTTGGTCAAGCCTTTGTTTTAAGAAAAGTATCTAAATTTGTAGTAGGCGGAGATGAAGATGCAATGCTTCCAATCCCAGTATTCTATGATATGGAAACAAAGAAAATTATAACTGATTCATTACCTAAAGAATTAAGAGAAGAATATAAAGATATAGCTATTGAAAGGGATTAGAAAAATAAATATGAAAACTCAACTATTATTTAATGGTTGGTGGGCTCATTATCACCCTAATTGTTGGTTTAAAGACTCAGAGGATACTCAGTACTTAGAAAATGGAATGTTGGTTGGTTTTAGACCTGAAGAAGAAGGATTAACAATGAAAGAAGCATATGAAAAGTCCAAAAACAATATTTGATTGGCTTCAACATATAACATGGTTGAAAACACCAACTGAAGAATTTTCTGATAAAGACTGGGAAGGTTTCAATTCATATATGATCCATAGGTTTATAAGTATGAGCCAATACTACGTTGAAGTCGCTGATTATGCGCAGGGTTTAATGCCAAATAATAAGAAAGAAATATATAATTTTTATAAGGAAATAATACCTAAACGTAAGGTTTGGTTAAAGTATATTAAATCAAAAAGTAAAACTTATAATAAGGAATTAATAGAAATATTATCTGAGTACTTTAAGCTTGGCTCTTCAGAAATTCCTTCATATATTAATATCCTGGGAAATGAAAAAGTAATAGAAATTTTAAGAGAGATGGGAATTGAAGAAAAAGAATCAAAAAAATTATTAAAATCATGACTGAAAAAACATTAAAAAAATTAAATAAAAAATACCCAAATTGGTATAAAAAAATAAGGAGAGTAATTGTTAATTTATATAGACCAATCCTTCATGACAAGTCAGAAAGTAAATTCAATCAACATCCTATAGCTTATATTATGTTCACAACATTTATTTGGAGTGCTATTTTAGTTCATCAAGACAGTCCTAATTATTGGATTCCATTTTTAAGTGGTTGGGTTATTATACCTATTACTTGGATTTATTTAAAGTTATTTCCACAAACATGGGATGAAATGTATGAATATGAAAAAGTAGCTTTTAGACAAATTTGGAGATTATCTAAAAAATGGAAACCTAAAAAAACAAAATAAGTTATGAAAAAGTATAAAGTAGAATTAATAAATTTTACTCAAGAAGGAAATCCTGTAAGTGGAGTTTCTAGAGTTATAGAAAAAATGAGTTTTAAAAAATTAAGAAAATTCCAAAACCAATACCCAGGCAGGGAAGATTTAGTTAGAAAATTAAATATTAAAGAAATATAGTTATGGCAAATCACTTAAGAAGTTGGATCAAAGTTAAAGCAAATGAAGATACTATAAAATATGTTGATTCTTTAGTTGATAAAATTTCATCAGAAAAATATAATAATGATGATTATGGCATAACAGCATTTGCAAAAACATTTTATAAAGATGTTGATTGTGGAGATGGTGGGGGTGTAATGTATGATTGGGCAATTGATAATATAGGCCCTAAATGGACTTATTTAGAAGAAATTGAAGATGAAGGAGAATTTTCAACTACATCAGCTTGGTATCCACCAAAAGAATTTTTTATTCATTTATATAAACTATGTGTTGAATTAGATGAAAATGTAGAAATTGAAGTAAAATATGAAGATGAATCATATGACCCAATAGGTGCTATGGTTGTGAAAAAAGATAGAGATGGTGTTCCTTGTATATGGGAAGAAGAAGATACTATAGAAAACCCAACTGATGATATGGATTGGGAAGATGAAGGTTATGATGAAGCACAACAAGAGTTTCATGATGAACTTTATAAAACTAAAAAAGAACTTTTAAAAGAATGTCACTCATTAGTATTAACTGATGGTGAACCAATTTAATAATGGAGGAAAGTAAAGGATTAGGAGATAGCATTGAAAAATTTACAACAACTACTGGAATTAAAAAGGTAGTAGATGCTATATCAAAAAAAGTAGGAAAAGATTGTGGATGTAAAAAAAGAAAAGCAGTTTTAAACAAAAAATATCCATATAAAAATAAAAAAAGTTAAATGAAAGATCAAGTTATAGAAGAAGATAAATTTATAGAAGATTTAATAGAGTCAAGAAAAATAAAGGGATATATTGAAGATGAAATAAACCAAACAATTACTATTTTTGAAGAAGACTATCCTGAATTATCTAAAGAATTTAAAAAAATTCAAGATGAAATGTATGAAACATTTGCTCGTAAACATATGGATTATGGTTTACAAAACATCTCATTAGGTGGTGATTTAACTAAAGAAAATGATAAAAAGTTTTCATTAACTGGATTAGCAATTAGGTTAACTGATAAAGTATCCAGATTAAGAAATTTATTAGTAAATGGAAAAAGTTTTGTAAAAGGTGAAGGAATGGAAGACACGTTTTTAGATGTAGCTAATTATGGTATAATTGGCTTATTAGTTGGACGTGACAAATGGAAAAAATAAATGCCTAAAATCCCCACCATAGTTAAGGAGATTCAACAATTTCCAAAAAGAGAAGTTAATTATGCTTTTCAAAAAAATATTTCATATTCACAATATTCAATGTGGAAAAAATGTCCTAAACAGTGGGCATTACAATATAGAGATGGTCATAAAATTTATACTCCAAGTGTTCATACTGTATTTGGAAAAGCACTACATGAGGCATTTCAACATTATATTCAAGTAATGTATGATAAAAGTGGGGCAGCCGCTGATAGAGAAGACATATTAGAAATATTAAAAGATAAAATTAGAGAGCATTATCAAGATGAATACAAGAAAAATAATAACCAACATTTCTCAGATCCAGGTGAATTAAGTGAATTTTATGAAGATGGGGTTGAAATATTAAATTATTTAAAAAAGAATAGAGGCAAATATTTTTCAAAACGAGGTTGGCACTTAGTTGGAATCGAAACCCCTATCACAATGCCTCCAATTTCATCAAATCCTAATGTTTTATTTGTAGGTTATTTAGATATTGTGATGTATAATGATCGAGTTAAGAAATTTAAAATAATAGATATTAAAACATCTACTAATGGTTGGAAGTTAGATTATGTTAAAAAAGATGAGGACAAACAATTTCAACTCATCCTATACAAAAAATTCTTTGCAGAACAGTTTGGTGTAGATGAAAAAGATATTGATATTGAGTTTTTTATAACAAGAAGAAAAGTATATGAAGGTGGAGATTACCCACAAAAAAGATTTCAAATGTATTCACCTCCATCAGGAAAAATTAAAATAGGAAGAGCAACTCAAGCAATAAATGAATTTATAAATGAGTGTTTTAACGGAAATAACCATAATGAAAAAGAAATGTTACCTAACCCTAGCAAATGGAATTGTACTTTTTGTGCTTTTAAAGAAAACGCAAACTTATGCGGACTAGGCGGTAACCTTTAGGAATATTGATATATTTATATAAAATAATTATTAACCAAATAAACCAAAATGGCAGAAAAGAAAAATATGACTCTTACAAGTGTTAAAGTTAAGAGTGATTTATTTGAAAATTTTAAAATAGAATGTGTTAAGAGAAAATTCTCATTCCAAAAATTATCAGATAGAGCTATTCATCTTTATTTAACAGATGAAGAATTTAGAAAAAAAATAAATAACCACACCAATTTAGAACTATAATATGAATAAAGATTTTAAATATCTACCTAAGGAAAAAAGAAAGAAAATACTGTTAATATGTGATGATATGAGGGTACACTCAGGGGTAGCTACAGTAGCTAAAGAAATGGTCACAAATACCTGTCAACATTTTAATTGGGTTCAAATAGCTGGAGCAATTCAACATCCTGATATAGGTAAAAAAATTGATTTAAGTGAAGAAACTAATAAATTAAGTAAATTAGATGATACTAGTGTTATTTTATATCCAACTAATGGATACGGGGAACCTAATATTGTTAGAAGTTTAATGAAAATGGAAAAACCAGATGCTATTTTTATTATAACAGATCCAAGATATTTTGATTGGTTATTCCAAATGGAAGGTGAAATTAGAAAACAAATACCTATCATATACCTTAACATTTGGGATGATTACCCTGCTCCTTTATATAATAGTGCTTTTTATGAATCATGTGATGCTTTATTAGCCATATCAAAACAAACAAAAAACATAAATGAAATTGTTTTAGGAGATAAGGTTGAGAATAAAATAATTAAATATGTTCCTCATGGATTGAATGAAAATCATTATTTCCCAATTGATAAAAATTCTGATAATGTTTTAAATATGAAAAAGAAATTTTTTGGTGATGACGAAGTAGATTTTACTTTGTTTTTCAATTCTAGAAATATTAGAAGAAAACAAATCCCAGATACTATGTGGGCGTTTAAAATGTTTTTAGATGGATTACCTAAAGAAAAAGCAGATAAATGTAGATTTTTACTTCATACTGAAATTACTCATGACGCAGGTACCAATTTAGAAGTTTTAAGAGAATTATTATTTGAAAAAGAATATCCTAATGCTATTAAATTCTCAACAGAAAAATTATCAACAGTAGATTTAAATTTATTGTATAATATAACAGATTGTCAAATTCTTTTAACATCAAATGAAGGATGGGGATTAACATTAACTGAAGCAATGTTAGCAGGTAATCCTATTATAGCTAATGTTACAGGAGGAATGCAAGACCAAATGAGATTTATTGATGAAAATGGAAAATGGTTTACACCTTCTCCTCAAATACCTTCAAATAATACAGGTAAATATAATCTTTGCGGTGAATGGGCATTCCCAGTATATCCAGCTTCAAGATCAATTCAAGGCTCACCTCCAACTCCTTATATTTGGGATGATAGATGTAAACCTGAAGATGCAGCAGATAGAATAAGAGAAGTATATGACTTAGGATCTGAAGAAAGAAAAGAAATAGGACAGAAAGGTAGAGAATGGGCTCTAAGTGATGAAGCTGGCTTTACAGCTGAAAAAATGAGTAATAGAGTAATCAATGCAATAGATGAATTATTTGATACTTGGGAGCCAAGAAAAAAATATGAAATAATTAACACAAGCAAAAGTTTTAAAAAAACACAAACACATAATTTAGTATATTAAGATGAGTAAACCAACAGTTATAATAAGTTGTCCAATTGATACCTACTCAGGTTATGGGGCAAGAGGAAGAGATGTAGTAAAAGCATTTATTGAATTAAATAAATATGATGTGAAAATTATCCCTCAAAGATGGGGAAATACACCTTGGGGTTTTATTGAAGATCATCCAGAATGGAATTTTTTAAACCAACATATTTTTAATCCAGAACCTAATAAACAATATCCCAAACCTGATATTTGGGTGCAAATAACAATTCCAAACGAATTTATGCCTCAAGGACATTATAATATAGGAATAACAGCAGGAATTGAATCAACAGTGGCTGCTGCAGATTGGGTCGAAGGATGTAATAGAATGGATTTAATTTTAGGTTCTTCTAACCATTCAATACAAGCTCTAAAAACATCAAAGTACCAAAAAAGAGATAATAAAACCCAACAAGTTATAGCTAATATAGAATTAAATACTAAAACTGATATATTATTTGAAGGTTTAAATTTAAACACCTATAAACCTGTAGAATCAACATTAGACTTATCTGATATTAAAGAATCATTTTGTTATCTATTTGTTGGTACTTGGATACAAGGAGATTTTGGGCATGATAGAAAAAATATTGGTTTATTAATCAAATCATTTTTAGAAACATTCAAAAATAAACAGAAAAAACCAGCTTTAATATTAAAAACAAGTCATAGTGGGGTTTCATATGTTGATAGAGATTTTATATTATCTAAAATTGAAAAAATAAAAAAGACTGTTAAAGGAAAATTACCAAACATTTATTTACTACATGGAGATTTTTCAAATTCTGAAATTAATGAATTATATAATCATAAAAAAGTAAAAGCTATGATTAGCTTAACAAAAGGTGAAGGATTTGGAAGACCATTACTTGAATTTACTCAAGTTAAAAAACCAATTATAACATCAGGATGGTCAGGTCATATAGATTTCTTAAAACCTGATATGAGTATATTATTACCTGGTAACTTAGGCCCAGTACATAAAAGTGCTCAAAATAAATGGTTAATTGAAGGTTCACAGTGGTTTGATGTTGACCATATGGCTTTAGGTAAAACATTAAAAAATACATATAAAAAATACAAAGATTATATTCCAAATGCTAGACGTCAAGCAACACATGCTAAAGATAATTTTAGCTATGAAAAGATGAAAGAAAAATTAGATATAATCTTAGAGGATAATGTCACTCAAACCCCAAAACAAGTTGATTTAAAATTACCAAAGTTAAAAAAATCAAAGAAAAAAGAACTTCCTAAATTAGAATTACCAAAATTACAAAAGATATGAACTCAGATAATTTAATAATATGTCCTAGATGTGAGAGTGATGCTTGTTATTCCAGTGAAATAAATGATGAAATAACTAATTACTCTTGCTTCGGATGCGGTTTCCAAAGTAATTCATTAATGAAAAAAGATGAACCATTTCTAAATGAACAATTAGAAATACTACCAGAATTGTATAAAGATCTTTTATTTGAAGATAAAAATGGTCAAGGATGGCTTCCTCAAACTATTAACCTACCTCAAAAAGGTATGGTGTTCGCTAATGGAGCCACAACTAAAAATTGGAAATGGTCAGCTGTAAAAGCAGTCCCTGTTAAAGAAGATGAAAAATTAAAATACCCTATCCCAGGTAAAAAAGATGAATATTATGAATTTAGAATGGATATGGGAACTATGAAAATGTTTGAAGAAAAAGATTTTATGGAAGCTTTAAGTTATATTGAAGTTTTACCTTCATAGTTTGGCTTTCATATATACTTTTATTATATTACATCAAATAAAAAATAAATAATTATGCTAAGATTAACAGTGCATGTGTCTAATCCTTCTTTCATCACAAAAGAACAAAAACCAATGGGAAAGGATGAAAATAATAAACCTATTATGAAACCCAAAAAAGCTAAATGTATAGTGAACACTATAACACTTAGAAATTTAAGGTCAATGAAAAGTGTGGAATCTAAATTATCTTATATTAAATCTAAGTATAAAATAGCTAGATGGAAAGAAGGTAAAAAGAAAGGTAAAGAAATGATTTATATAGCTTATCATTAATGAAAATAAGTTATGCAATAACAGTCTGTGATGAGTTTATAGAAATTCAAAGATTAGTAAATTTTCTATTAAAAAACAAAAGACCAGAAGATGAAATTGTTGTATTATATGACATGAATAAAGGTCATGAAGGAATAGAACAATTTTTAAGAGCAAAATCTGTTAATAAAGGGCTTTCTTGGGTGTATGGCTCATTTGAAGGACATTTTGCTGATTGGAAAAATAAACTAACATCTTTATGTACTGGGGATTTTATATATCAAATTGATGCTGATGAACTTCCAACTAAATCAATACTTGAAGATTTATGGGCAATATTAGAAATGAACAGTACAATAGATGTTTTTCTAGTACCCAGAATTAATACTGTAGAGGGTATCACCCCAGAACATATTCAAAAATGGAGATGGAATGTTAATAAGAAAGGATGGATCAATTTTCCAGATTACCAATGGAGGATTTATAGAAATGATGGTAAAATAAAATGGAAAAATAAAGTACATGAAGTATTAGAAGGTTATGAGAATTTTTCACAATTGCCCCCTGAAGAAGAATATTGTTTAATACATAATAAAGATATTAAACGTCAAGAAAAACAAAATGAATATTATAATACTTTACAATAATGGCTCATAAAGAACAAAGAAACTATTTAGATAGAATTAAAAGTGAACATCCAAAAGCATTTAAAGATTGTAAAGTGCTAGATATTGGTTCATTTGATGTAAATGGAAATGAAGCTCCTTGGTTTGACGATTGTGACTTTACAGGACTAGATTTACTCCCAGGACCTGGTGTAGATGTAGCTTGTCCTGCAAATGAATATGATGCTCCTGATGAAACTTTTGATACTATTATTTCATGTGAGTGTTGGGAACATAATCCCTTTTATAAAGAAAGTATTTTAAATGCAATTAGAATGTTAAAATCTGGAGGTTATTTTATTTGGACTTGTGCTACAACTGGGAGACCTATTCATGGAACTGCTTCTCAAGATAAGATTGATAGATCTAAAGGAGTAACATCCCAGGGAAATGAAATTTTAGAATGGAAAACTATGCCTAATGTAGCTAAAGAGGATTGGGATAATGAGTATTATAAAAATGTTACTGAAGAAGATATTAGATCTTTTTGTGATATAGAAAAAACATTCAGTGAATTTAAGTTTGAAATTGAAAAAAATCACTGTGATTTAATGTTTTGGGGGGTTAAAAAATGAAGTTTAAATCAGTTTTAAATAATTCTATTTTTGGGCAAATGGGATTTATAGGCTCCCAATCTGATCTGGATTTATTAGAAAGATATATTTTATATAATTTAGAAGTTTTAAAGGAATCTAAACAAATTATAATTTCTACTAATTTTGGTTCTCCTCTCCAAAAAGAAAATAAAAATTTATGGAAAAAATATTTTCCTAAATGTATACTATTAGATTTAAAAGTAAATAGAGGGCATAACCATGGCTATGTTGATTTAGAAAATCAATTGTTTGATTGGTGTAAAGATAATGGTGAAGAATGGCTTTGTAAAATATCTAATGATATTATTTTATCCCCTACTTTATTAGATAAAGAAGTTCCTAAATCCGATTTTTATTATTTAAGTAGTATAGGTTATGGAGGAATGATTAAGTATAATTTTAATTTTGAGGATATTATTAAAAATGATTTTTTTCCTCAAGGGAATTTTTATGTGATGAATGTTGGAAAGTGTGATTATATAAGTGATAAAAATTTCTTAAATGAAACTTATGAGTATATTCAGTCTCTACCTGATTATAATGGTAGAATTTGGGAATACATTCCAGGATGGACATGTGAGAGATTTTTAAGAAAATGTGTTCTAAGAAATAATTTAACAAAACATCATTTGATATCTCCAAAAAATTATCGTATATTATTAGAAACAGTTAAAAATAACCAAATACATGATTGTAGTCATAAAAATATCATGATAGAAGGGGTATGTCATTTTCAATATCCTAACCAACAAATTATAAAAATATGAGTGAAGTACCAAGTAAGCCATGGATGCATGATTCTGAAATTGATTTAATAATTGCATTTCTAAATAAAGAACAAAGTATGTTAGAATGGGGCTGTGGTGGCAGTACTATGCTTTTTTCTAAATATGTTAAAAAATATTATTCCATTGAACATAATAAAGAATGGTATGATAAAGTTAATGATAAAATTAAAAAAGATAAAATTAAAAATATACAAAATTACCATATTCCAACAGAGGATGGTGGGTCTGATTTTCCAAGCACTCCTGATAGATACAAAACATATATAGAATACCCTTCCCAGATTGGAAAGAAATATGATAGAATATTAATAGATGGAAGAGCTAGACAATTTTGCTCTGAGTATTGTTTACCTTATCTTAAAGAAGGTGGTTTAGTATTTTTCCATGATTTTTGGATGCCAGGACGTGAAAGATATAGAAATATAGCTCTAAAATATTTTAATGAAGTAGCTTCAATAGTTCATTCATCCCAAACATTAGCCATTTTACAACCTAAATAATTAAAAATGAATTATACTATAGAAAACTTTAATTTAGAAGAGTATAATTTTAAATATGCCCATTGGTCTCATCCTTATATGGGTAAATTTAAGTTTACTTTAGATATGATTAACACCCAAAAAACTTACCTATCTAAAGGAGACATAGTAATTGATATAGGAGCCCACTCAGGAGACACACCCATACTATATGCTAATGCTGTGGGTAAAGAAGGAAAAGTAATTTCCTTTGAAGCAAATCCTCATGCTTGTGAAATTTTAGAGGTCAACTCAAAATTAAATGACCATTTAAATATTATCCCAATAAATAAAGCAATTACTGAAACCCCTGGAAAATATACTTTCCATTACTCAGATTATGGATTTTGTAATGGGGGTTTTGCTGAAGAAATTGACAAAGGGATAGGAGCAACAGGCCATATAGTACCATTAGAAGTAGAAGGTGTAAATTTAACAGATTGGTTAGAAGATAATTTACCTAAAAAAGAATGGAATAAAATAAGTTTTATAAAAATTGATACAGAAGGATATGATTATAAAATTTTAAGATCTAACAAAAATTTATTCAACCAAATTAGACCTATTTTAGAAGTTGAACTTTACCCAGATTTATCAATTAGAGAAGTAATAGAATTTTATAAAATATTAAAAGAATTAGGATATGAAGTTTTTCAACAAAATAAACGAAGAGATTGTTCCTTAAATTCTTTATCCTTAGGTTTAGAAGAACAAGACTTTATTAATATATTCAAAAATATAAAATCAGGAGAAGATATAGTTGCTTACCCTAAAGAAAAAGTACCAAAAAATAAATTAAAACAACCTATGAAAATATCAATTATCCAACCAAGTAGAAATAATCTTAAATACCTTAAATGGTCATATGATTCAATTCGTAAAAACCAAGGTGACCATGAAGTAGAAATTTGTGTAGCAGATGACTTTAGTGATAAGGATAATACTTGGGAATGGTGTAAAGAAATGATGGAAAAAGACCCATTATTTAAGGCAATTAGAAATGAAGGACCAACACGTTTAGGTCATACTATATTATATGATACTTTAGTAAATGAAGTAGCTACAAATGATATTTGCATGATTTATCATGCTGATATGTACTTATGTCCTTATGCTTTAGATGCAATTGAGAAACAATTAAAAGAGAAAACAATAGTATCTCTTACCAGAATTGAACCGCCATTACACCCACCAGGACCAGAAAAAATATTATTTGATTGTGGAATTGAACCTGAAGAATTTAGTGAAGAAACTTTAATGGCTCATTTACAAACAACAAGTTTAGATAGACTAGATAAAACCACTGAAGGAATATTTGCACCTTGGGCATTTTATAAAAAAGATTTTCAAGAAATAGGGGGACATGATGCTATATTTGCCCCTCAATCAAAAGAAGATACAGACATATTTAATCGTTTTCAATTAAATGGTATTAAATTTATTCAAACCTGGGAAGGATGTGTCTACCATATGACTTGTAGAGGATCAAGGTTTGCGGATGGAGCTAAACGTAATCCAAATGGTGAGGTGTTTATGAAAAATAGAGAAACAGATGAATGGCTAATACAAAATCAAAAATCAACAAGAGAATTTATTCGTAAGTGGGGTCATTATTGTAAACATGATCAATTGATGAAACCAATTATACCTCCTAAATATAATGTAGGTATTAGAGTTAAAAATTGTCATCCTGAATTGTTATATCATTTAGAACCTTGGTGTGATAGAATATATGTTGATTTAGAGGATTTTGTTTTATATCAAGAAAAAGAACAACCTAACACTTCATTTGATCTAAATAAAAGATTACATGGTGCTGAATATGTTGATGAAGCTGAAGACAAATATGATTATGATGATATAATTGTTGAAATAAATGGAACTTCATTTAAACAACAGGATATGCAGTTAATATCTCAATTATCAGAAATACTACAAGATAGTGGTGAAATAGGATCATTTGAGCTAGGTAATTTAAAAATTACTATTAATAGTTTAGAAACATATGAAAAAGATTTAATTAAAGTTACAAATTAATGAGAGAGAGTTTAAAAACTGAGTTACGTAAATTAGGAGGAAAAAACCTAACAGTTAAAGAAAATCCTAAATCTATTTTAAAAAAACATAAGAAAGTTTTTACAGAAATTGTACTTGATTTAAAAAACCTTCATATGAGAAGTGAAATTTTAGATATTAAATATGGAGTACATCTAGTACATTTTGAAGATGAGCATTATAAAATAATAGAGCAACTTCTTATAGAAACATATGGAATAGCAGCTGCTGAGGTAATATTTTGGTGGGTTTATAATTTTAACACAGAATCAAAACCTGAAGATTATTATATTGAGGAAGAAAATACTGGAAAGAAATATTATGTTAAAACTGAAAACCAACTATACACCCTATTAAAAAAATTAAAATTATTTAAACAATAAAAAACTTAATGATATGTATACAGTAATTGATGAAATAATGAATTGTATTAAATGTAATATTGAAATACCACCTAAAAGATTAGAAATCCTTCCAGGAACTAAGACTTGTGTTAACTGTTCTACAGAATCAGCTAAAAGAGGAGTCCCAGTTATGAGAGGAACAGGTGATCATACTTGGGTTGATTTAGAAGTAATGACACAAGAACAATATGAGCAATATGAAGAATTAAAAAAACCACCATCTAAAAGAACAAAATCTGACAGTTCTACTAATAAAGATAATTTAAAAGGACCATTTAATATAATTGATCCTGAAGATTAAAAATGCCAAAAGCTAAACCCATATCAAAAGAAATGTGTTTAGCTGCTATGAATAAAACAAAATCAGTAAAAGCAGCAGCTAGATATCTAAATTGTTCTTACCATCATTTAAAGCGTTATATGAAGCTTTACACAGATGAAGAAACAGGTAAAACCTTGTTTGAATTACATAAAAACCAACAAGGTAAAGGTATACCTAAATTTTTATCATCAAAGGGTAAAGAGCCTGTTTTATTAGATATAATTGAAGGTAGAGTAGATGTTTCATCATTCACACCAGAGAAAATAAAATATAGACTAATAACTGAGGGTTATTTAGAAGAATGTTGTAGTGAATGTGGTTTTGAAGAAAGAAGAGTAACAGATTATAAAGTACCTTTAATATTAAATTTTAAAGATAAAAATAAAAAGAACTATAATAAAAATAATATTCATTTTCTTTGTTATAATTGTTACTTCCTATATATTGATAATGTATTTACTGAAAAAGATATTGAACAATTAGAAGATCATGTTCCTTTAAATAAAACAACAGAGGCTATTAATTTTGAATTAGATGATTATCATATGAAAAGACTAAAAGAATTAGGTTTAGATGGTGATAAAAAAGATGATAATGATCCTTATAACCTTGTCAGCTATAAATAGATTCAAATTTGGCTTTTATTTAATCTTTACTTATATTTATAAGGGATGAGGAAAAAAAGAAAAATACAACCTCTTAAGAAAAAAAAGCATGATAAAATTGTAAAAGATTTCAAAAATGCTAAACAAAACCACCTAGAAAAATTAGCTACTAAGACTCTTAAGAAAGATGAATTTTTCCAAAAGTTGAAAGGAAAAGAAATTAATAATAAATTTTTAGACTTATTTTAATTATGCCTAGAGAATTTGAAGTAAAAAATGCTGAGGAGTTTGAAATGATGCTTAAGAATGGAGATATAAGAGTCTCAGAAGCATTAGTATCAACAGTTTTAAAAAATTTAAAAAGTACAAAAAGATATCACCATGCTTTGAGTGTAATATCTCTTGATGAAGATGCTATCTACGATATTACTATTCATAAAAAAGATTTTTATCATACTTTATCAGAAAGTTTAATTAAGTATGAGGAAGAAGAAAGATATGAGGATTGTGCTAAAATAAAAGAAGCTTTAAATTATTTAAAAACAATAGATGATAATAACTAGAGGTCTTAAAGAAATCTTAGAAGATTTTTCTGATAAAGAATTTAGCTTATTAGTCCAATCAGACCCATATTTTTTATTTGATTTCTGTTATATGTTATCTTTAGAAATCCAGTTAAGTAAAGAAAATAAAAATTAAATAAATAATAACTTTTCTATATTTATAACATATAAAATATTATGGCTACATTAACATTTAATAATCAATCACAAGGCACATCATATGTTGTTATATCAATAATTGCTGACCCTATTACTGGTAAAATATCAAACACTCCAAAATATATATCAGGTTCAACCTTTACAAGTTTAACAAATATAGATAGAGATATGATTGTTAATGATGATTATAAAGTAGGAATAATTGTACCTGAGGGTAATTCATCACTTGTTTACACCCCAGGATTAACAATACCCTCAAATGAATCAATAATTAGAGGAGCTGGAAATTGTAGTGTTACTATAACAGGAGCTCCTTCCACTATAAATGTATCATCAGAAGAACTAAATAGTACTGGTGTAACTTTACCACAAATACAATAACATCTATTTTTATTTTTTTCTGGATTTGTTTGGCTTTTGGCTAAATAGATGTTATATTTAGGTAATTAAAAATTAGGGTTATGAATAAATACAAATATTACTTTTTATCAGATTCATCAAAAGAAGCAATTGGTAAAATTAGAGCTTTTAATAGAAAAAAAGCAATTAAAAAAGCAGCTTTAAAAAAGCAGTTAGGCTTAAGACAATTTTTAAAATTATTTGGAGTGGAGGAAATAAAATGAAAAGAGGAAGACCAGTAGAACAACCAACAGAAGTATTAGAAAAATTTACTAGAGTAGTCAAACATTCAGATGGTTCAGTAACCACTTGGTTTTATGATTATACTAAAACAAAAAATGGACCAATAAAAACAGAAACTAAGTATCCTAAAGGGATGTTAGATTGGGAACAAGTTCAAGAATCATTACCTAAAACAAAAAGAAAATATGCTTTAGATGATGGTAGAATAGTTGGTTATACAAGAGCAAGAGAATTAGGAGTTATATAAATAAAATAAGTTATGAAAATAAAGTCAAAAACAACAAATAAACCGGTTACTAAAACTTGGGAAAATGGATTAAGAGCAATTAAAGAAGGCAGAAGAGATGATGCTAGAGATTGTTTTGATATGGGTATAGTAATGATAGCAACTTATGCTGATGATGGCCATGTAGAAGATGATTATATGATTGAAGGTGTAAGAAAAGGATTATGGCATACTAGATTTTGGAAAGTTGGATTAGAAAATAACAACTTATTATTAGGATCATAAAAAATAAATTATGAGTACAACATTTGGAGTAAATATTAAAAATGGGGATATGGATGAAGTTGTTGAGATAGCATTTCGAAGTAATGGAATGAGATTTACAAATGATTTAGCATGGTTATTAGAGGATAATACACCTGTATTCCCTCTAGATAATACAGCCCAAGGTGTTTATACAGTAGGTGATATTAAAAAAGAAATAGCAAAAACAGATCCAGATGCTCAATACTGGAGAACAGTTGAAGTGAAATAAAAACTTTTGTATGTGAATATTTGGCTACCAGAGATATTGATGTTATATTTACAAAGTAAGAAAGTTAAAAAATGTTAAATAAAGGTTATAAAAAATAAAAATTATGAGTAAATATAGAGAATTATCAATAAATCCTCCTAAATTAAAGTTAGAAGGTAAACCAAGAGAAATTAAAATTAACTTAATTAGTTGTATGTGTGACAATTCATATAGATGGACTATAAAACAAAATGATGAAGGAGATTATAGAATTCACACACATGGTTTTGCTTATAGTAATTGGCAAATACCACATAGAAAAGATGATATTGAATGGACAGCTGATGAAGGTAATTGGAAAGAAGTATTTAAAATGATAAATACAGGAACAAGTAAAATTGAATCAATTAAATATAGATAAAATGAAAAAACAAGTTTTAAAATGGTATCCAGTTGGTATAGCTTTTATATGCTTACTGTATTCAGTAGGTTTAGGATTATATGGTAACACAGCAGAGGCAATGTATTCAGCTCACTGGCCTGGTACTATATTATTATTTTCAATAGCAATTAATCAAATTAAAAGACAATGAGTATAATATTTTTTGGAATAGGGTTTATTATATTTTCACTTTATCTTATTCTTTTAGTATGGAATATAATTTACAATGGTAATAAACAAGAGGAAGAGAATTATCCAAATCTAATTGTTAATGACCATGATGTTATAGATATGGATGGTGTAGGTAATCAAGGTAGAGTGCCTTTAAAAAGTAGAAGAAATAAGAAAAAATCAATAATAAAATGAATAAAAATTTAACCGTGGAAGATGTATGTAGATTCATTTCAACAGCAAAACCTAAAGATTTATATTTTATACAAAAAACTATAGAATTAAAAAGACAAGAAAAAACAAATAATATGTTTGAAGGAGCAACTAATTTATGAATTTATTATACGGAATATTTTATTTTTTATTAGCACACATATGTGCTTTCATTCAACTTAATGGTCAATTTAAGTGGGAATGGTTTGCAAAACATGAATGGGTGATAGCATTATTTGGGGTTCCAATGTCTTTTTTCTATATATGGGGTACAAAATATACTGTTGCTGGTATGGATGGCATGTTATGGCCTACTAGATTTATAGGATTTGGTATTGGGATTATTATATATGCTATTTTGGTTAATTGGTTTTTTGGAGAAGGGTTTAACACTAAAACAATAGTTTCAATTCTTCTTTCAATAACTTTAATAGCTATTCAAGCTTTTTGGAAAAATTAACATATTTATAACCATACACTAGTTTTATCTTTAATTTGTTTCCTTTAATAAGAGTAATTGTATTATTAACCTTATTAAAATATGAAACATGATACTAGGATTCAACTTAATTGGTTTTTTAATTATAATTTTACCACCCTTATTATATGCTTGGATAATTTATTTATCTGCTCCATTCAAATCACTAACCATAAAAAACTCCATTAGTTTTGTTGTTGGAGGTATATTTTCAGTCGTAATATTAACTTTTATATCATTCTTTTTTCCTTATTGGAATTTTTATTATTTTTTAGATCCATTTTGGCAAAGTTTTTGGGCTGTGGCTCCTAAAGAAGAATTAGCTAAATTTTTAATGTTTTTAATTATATATAAAGGAATGGATGATGAATCACAACACCACCCAATAACTTATATGTTTTATTTAGGTATGTTAGGTTTAGGTTTTGCTTTAGTTGAAAATATTCAATATGTGGCTAGATATGGATTTAAAATATTAATTATTAGAGATTTCGGAGCTGTATTTGTTCATATGATTTGTGGTTTGTTATTTGGATATTGGCTGGGAATGAGTAAAATTCCTAAAACAAAATCTTCATTAAAAACTATATCTTCTTCTTATTTAAAATCTAGACCAAAATTAAAATCATTCTTATATATAATAATGGGCTTAATAACGGCCTCAATTTTTCATGGTTTATGGAATTATCATTTATCAGTTTTTGGTATATCTTCAAAACCTATATCAATTATAATATTAATGATAGGATTTTTAGCGTGTAAACTATTATCAAGGGATTTAATTAATCAATATGAAAAATCAATCCATTATGAACCTTTAAAATCAAGATTAGATAATGATTTAGATAATTATTAAAACAAAAACTATGGAAAGTAATAAATTATGCAAAAAATTATATGATACAAGTAATGAACCTTATATTATAAACACCACCAAATGGGGAAAATCAATGGGAAATGAATTATACGGAGAAATAACATATGAGGGAACAACATCCCTAATAAAATATTTTAACACATACTTCACAAAAAATACAGTTTTTTATGATTTAGGGTCAGGACTAGGGAAAATGGTTATCCATATGGGGAATCTAATCCCAGGTATTAAAAAATCAACAGGAATAGAATATAGTAAAGAGAGGTACCAATATTCTCTTGAGGTATTAAATAACAATAAAGACTTAAAAAATAAAACAATAAATTTAATTAATGGTGATATTTTTAAAACTGACATATCTGACGCTACTGTTTGTTATATGGATAACACTGTTATGTCCAGTACTGAACATGGTAATGTAATATGGAACTTAATTCCTCAGGGATGTTTATTTATATTTGCTGTCCCTTTTGGATGGGATAGTATTATAAACAAACATACATCACAATTAAGGGATATTGGTTATAAAAAAACATATGGAAAACAAGATTGGGTTAGTTATGCTATAAAAAGTTAATTTATTATATTATATTTATTAATGATAATAATAAAATAAAAATGTTTAATCAGTTATATAGACATCAAGGTAATCTTTACCAAATTGTAAGAAAAATAAAAATAGAAAGATTTTTAAATCAAGACCAAGTGAAAGAATATAGAGATCATATTGATTCAAATCATGTTTTAAAAGATAAAACCCACTATATATTTTGCAGAGTTGTTGAAGATGCTGAAATAATAGAATGAAAAGATTATTTTTAATATTTTTAGCCTTTATAGGTTGTTCAAAAATAGATGAAAATGGTTTTAAGACTTTTAAAATAAAAAAAGGCAGACACAGATCAGGATACAGATATAAATCAGACTATAGAAATTATATTGAGTTTGATGTAATATTCGATGAATCAGCTATATATAGTACAAAATCAACAAGTAACCAAGCAGATGTAAATAAATTATATGGTGTAAGTGATTGTGGTAGAGGCCACATGGAATATTCAATTCGTTTTGGATGGAGATATTATAATGATAGCCTACAAATATTATGGTTTAAGCATACTGCAGGTGAATTTGATTTTGGTGTAATTAAAGAAATAAATATCAATCAAGTTTACACTTTAGGCTTGGATATAACAGAAGATGAATATATATTATGTGTAGATGATGTTTGTACAGTGACTGATAGAACTTGTATGCAAGATTATAAAAGGTATTACTTATACCCTTATTTTGGAGGAGATGAGACAGCCCCCCATGATATTGTGATTAGAATAAAAGAGTAACATATTTATATTATATAATAAAATCTATGAAAAATTTTAAAAAGTTAATAAAAGAATCTTATTTAGGAAATCCCTTAAATGAAAATTCAATTGATGAAAATTTAATGGCAAAATTCCAGGATGCATTAGATGATGACCAATTTGATTTCTTTCAAAGAGCTTTAGATAAAGCAGAAAGAGGTGAAGAATTAAACCAATCTGAAGAACAAGTTGTTAAGTATTTTGGTATGGTTAAAGCAAAGTATGATGATGCTATTGCCCAAGGTATGTCCCCTGATGAAATAACACTTAACCCAAATAAGCCAATTGATGAAGGAATAGAAGGTACTCCTCAATATTATGTTAAATACACAACTCAAGATGGTGAAACAGCTAAGTCTGGATTTATGTCTAAA